TATAAGTTTAGGTAAAGGTGAATGTATTTTTCCTTTTAATTATAAAGATAAAAAATATAATAAATGTTATCCTGGAAAGAAAGGGGATTGGTGTGCAACCGAAGTTCATCCATCTGGAAACATGAAAAAATATGCGTATTGTGTATCACCCAGTAAAGGTAAAAAAAATAATGGCGCTGCAGCTAATGTTAATGCAGCTACAGTTAATGCTGCTAATACTAGTGATGCTGCTAAAGCTAAAGGTAAAAGTAAAAAATTAAATGATTTTAATAACGAAACAAGAAGATTTGAGGAAAAAATGCCTCTTAAATCTAAAGTTATAAATACATCTAAATTAAGTAAACCACATTTTATGGATCATGAATTATATAAAAAAATAGATTTACGTCCTAATTTTTTTGATTTTGTTATAGGAAACGTTCAAAGTGGAAAAACAAATGTAATCTTATCTCATTGTCATAAAATAATATCGTCGGGTCCTAATATGGTTTCAATAATAATTACACGTAATTCAATTGCAGATTCAAAACAAATATACAGTAGAATAGACAATTTTAATAAAGAAGTTCCTGATAAAGTTCATATATTAAAACCACAAATTATCAATTCAAAAATAGAAATTTCATTTGAAACCTGTAATACAGTTATTGCTTTAGGTAATAAGTCGCAAATACAAAATTGTATTGAACTTATTAAAAAAAATCCACGTCTTAAATTTTGTATTTGTATTGATGAAATAGATTTATTTACTGGAGAAGGGGGTACTATAGTAGACAGTATTAATAAATTACTGAATCCAAAAAATAAAGAAGAAAAACCATATCACGTGTTAGGAGTTACAGCTACACCACTTGCTATTATTATGGATATTAAAAAGTGGAAAATATTTCCAAATAGATTATTTAAACTTGAAACAACACCTGATTATTTAGGTATAAATAGTCCCAGATTAATTAACGAGCATGTTGATTCATCGGCAAGAATGAAAAGTAAATCACCACCATTAGAAAATGAACTAAAAATAATAGATAAAATGCTTGATAATTGCGATATAACAAAAAGACGTTTTTGTGTAGCATTAATTTTATCTACTATACAAAATGATAATCAAACAACACTTTTAGAAAATATAATGAAACATAATGAACGTAAAGGGTGGATTGGATTAGTGTATAATCAGAACAGTGTTTCATTAAATCCTACCATATTAATGACTGATCAAATACATGAAATACATGAAATAACGGATACTAAATTAAAATGTAGGAATATTAAAACCGGTGTTGCTATAGAAAAAAGAATTGATAATCCTGGAAGTGCTATACAAAATGCATTAAAATTATTAAAAGATATAGGTAAAAAAAAAATAGTAATTGTATCTGGTAAAAAGGCCGATAGAGGAATAAGTTTTGTAGATGGAGATTATGATAACGATTTACAATATCATTTGACAGATTTATACATACGTAGTGAAATAAAAACATCCAAAAGAACAATGCAATCCAAACTTGATAAAAGTTTACACTGTGAAAGTTTAATTCAAAAATTGCGTATATTAGGTGTTTACAATGATGTTGATATTAATGGCAAGCCATGTTTTTTATATGAAGAGCATGGTGAAATTCCCAATGAATGTAAATTACATTTATGGGCTACCAAAGAGTTGCACGCAGAATTAGAAAAATGTTATAAGCAAATACAATTATTTCAGGAAAAATTAATTGATATAACTGCAGATGGTACAATAATTGACACGTTTGAAAAATGGCAATCTATATTAGAAGATATAAAACAAAATGTAGGTGATGCACCTAAAATATCATCCGTTAGACCTAAAATAGAAAAAGGACGTTGGTTTAAAGAATCTGATACTGAATTTGATGAAATCGAATTTAAAAATGAACGTTTAAATAGAGTGCATGGTTGGAGCCTTAAAAGATCTTCTTTAAGAGAAGCCGATAAAAATTGTAATTTTACATCTAATTGTGATAGTGTTAAAGCAGAAGTTGAAGAAATAATAAAAATATTACATAAAAAATTACCTGAAAGATATTCATTAGATAAACCTATCCACCAATTAACATTTTATCATGATCATTTAACAGATGATTATAAAGATACAGCTAAACGAAAAAAAGCTATAAGAACTATAATAACTAATCCTGAGTTTAAAAAATCAAAAGAATCATATATATTTAGTCAATTAACTAATGAAGAAATGATACACATGTATAAGCCCACAGGACAAAGTTTTATTAAAGAACATAAACCAGGATCTCATGATATAAAAAATAGATATGAACAATTAACTATTGGTGGTGAAAAACAATTTGTGTCAGAACGTGATGGTAATAAAATTTATTCAAATGAACAAAAAAAATCACCACTACAATTTAGATATGGTACATATAAAACTGAATCTTCTAGTCACTGTCCTGCATTAATTGATATTAATTTTTTATTTGATTTTGAAGTTAATATTGGTGCTGAAACTAAATTAATAAAATCAAATATTAAGTACGGAGATATATTTTGGTGGCAAAATTTATTTGGTGATGTATTTGTATCAACTAAATCAAATGACTATTTATCAGAATCTAGAGCAGTATCAAATTCCCAAACACAATCTATAAAACTTTCTAAAAAAGAAAGAACACTTTCAGTTAATAGTAATCAAAATGCTAATCAACGTAATACATTACCCCATGTTAAAAGTGGTGCTAGAGGTAGTCGTGTTAAAAGTAAAACTTTAACACTAGGTAAAAGTGGTAATAATGGTGCTAGTGGTGCTAGTGGTAATAGTGGTGCTAGTGGTAATAATGGTAAAAGTGGTAAAAGTAAAACTTTAAAATCAAGTAATAATGGTGCTAATGTTAGTCGTGTTAAAAGTAAAACTTTAAAACCTAGTAATAATGGTGCTAGTGGTTCTAGTGGTGCTAGTGGTAATAGTGGTAATAGTGGTAATAGTGGTGCTAGTGGTGCTAGTGGTGCTAGTGGTAATAGTGGTTCTAGTGGTAATAGTAAAACTTTAAAATCTACAAATATATTAAATTCAGTTACGCCAAAAGTAAAGGAACAAATAGACATTGTTAAAAAGGAGATACCAAAGTTAGGGAAACAAATATATGATTTGCAAATAAAACAGTCGAATTTAATTAATTCGGTTAATCCATTTACAAATCCTAATCCAGAAGTTAAAGATTTATTTAATTATAAAATACTACCAAAAATTATAAAATTATTACTTAAGTATACTAAGAAGCCATTAGATATGATATTATGTGATAATAGAGTCAATACTGTATCATGTCTAATTGAAAATAAACATAATATACTAACAGAAGAAGAATTATCAAACATTAAATTTTATATTATCGAAAATCATAAAGAAACATACGAAGTACAAACTAAAATAAAAGAAGAAAAAACTAAATTAAATAGTTTATTTGATAATGTAACTATATTTTTTGGAGATTATAAAAAAATTCTGACTGAAAAAACAGAAGAAGGAGTATTTAAAAATAAATTTGTATATCCGGATACAAGTGGTAACGATAGTAGCCTCGGTGGATGGCCTAAATATCATAATGATTTAATTAGAAGTAATTTAGATACACTAATAATAGTAGGAACATTTCCAGTACATCAAAAATATCCATGTTCAAATCTAGGAAAACATATTAAAGAAAATAAAACAATAATGTATGAATATGGTATTCATACTATAATGAAAACTTATATATCAATAAATAAAAAACTATTTAGTGAATGGATAACTAAATTTTGGGACAGTAATCATAATTTAGTTGATTTAGAAAAAGAAGATATTTTAGAATCAGTTATACCAGACTATGCTAATATTTTTCCTTAATATTTTTGTTTATTGAAAGTTTATTTAATATTTAACTTTCTATTAAATCTAAAGCTTGTTTAATAGTTAATCGTTTAAAAACATCGTCTTCCATTAATGAATCAATTAACTTATTAATTTTATTAATTTTATTATTGGTTTGCGTCTCATAATTATAACAACATATATTTACATTATCAGTGTAAATATAATTTAATAAATACAATATTCTTCCAAAACAATAGCTGTCAACTTTATACACCAATTTCCTATTTTTAACCATTGGTATTTGATTATCAATTAAAATCATATCGTTTGCCTCTATTTTCGGGAACCAAGGATGAATTTTCACATTTTTAAAATATTGTGGAAAATATCCAGGGGTGCCTCGTATATTATGGAGATAATCATCAAAGGGTTCTATAGAACAAAAACCAAAATCTATTATTTTAAAGGTTTTATTTGCTGTATTAACCATAATATTTTCAGGTTTAATATCTAAATGACATAGTTGTTTCTCATGTAGAAAGTTCAATCCATGCATAATTTTAACTGCGAATTTAAGTATTTGCGAATAAGATTTCCAGAATGTAAAATCATTATTATCATACATTCTATTAATTGTTTCAAGTAATTCTTTATCACCTGCATTATCTATGTAGAAATATGTAAGAGGACCATTAAAAATAGTCATTTGTTCAAGTTTTACAAGGTATTCAATATAAGTATAAAATTTATGCGATGGTTTTAATACAAATAAAATATCATCAGGTATAGAATAATAATCATTATAATTTTCAATACTTCTAATAATACTTAAATGAGTTAATTCATTATGTTTATCTGTTACTTTGGTAATCTTTAACAATTTTTCTTTTGTATCTTCAGTTATATTAATAAATTGTCCATAGTGTCCTGGTCCAAGAACAACGGAGCATACACCCGTTTTTAATAAGTGAGCATTCATTTTTTTAATTGATAAATAAATATATATTATCAATTTTTAAGTAAATCATTTTATGGTATAATATTATGGACTATAATACACAATTATTAATTGGAAAAATAGACTGTACTAACATTTCAAAAAAAACAAATATTATTATTGAAAACCTAAATTTACTAGATAATAATATAAGTAAAATAAAAAAAAAAATCGCTTCTATAAGTAAAATTTATATGTCATTTGAATCAAATAAAATATTAACTATAGATCAAAATGATTTTTTATTATTCCAAACTCAAATATTAAAAAATGAATATATTTACTACAATAATTTATACAAATTAATATTAGATAAATATGCGGTTGAAATATCTGAATTATCTGAATATGTGCTTATAATACTAATTTCATTAAATAAGTTAGAACTAAAAGATAAAGCTGCTAAAAAACATATTTTTAATAAAATTATTCGCATAAAAAAAACATCGGGAATCAATTATGGAAAATTAAATGAAATAATAAACAGTATTATAAATAATCTAAAATTAGTAGATGAATTTATCAAATTATTTGATAAATATATAACAACTATAAATTCTACAAATAAAAATAATAATCTTCACAACGGAAATTACGAACTTGCTATATTAAGTAAAAAACATACAATTTTATTAGAATATAATAAATATTATGAAAGATTTACAAAAACGATAAAATATTTTAAAAAATGTTCCGAATCGGTGATACAACAAATAGATTCATCAAATTTACTTAAATTTTTTTTAAAGGATAAATCTATTTAAAGAATATTTTAAAGATAATAGTATATTTAAAGATATGGATAAAAAAAAAAATAAAAAAAAATATAAGAGAGAATACTGGAAAGCAGAAGAAGAGGTGATTATACAGCAATGGGCAGATAAAGCTCAATGTTATCAATGGATGCACGCGCGATGTAGAGAAATATATCAAACTAAGAATGCTTGGTATACTATACCAGTTATTATAATTTCAACTATTACTGGAACTGCAAATTTTGCACAAGATAGATTTAATGATAAAGTAAAAGATTATGTTGTTATGGGAATTGGTTCAATGTCTATTATAGCAGGTATTATTACTACTATTTATCAATTTCTTAAAATATCTGAAATGAATGAGGGTCATCGTGCGGCTTCTATATCATGGGGTAAATTTTATAATAATCTAAAAACTATTGGACTTAGACATCCATTAGATAGACTTTCTCCGAATGAAACTATTAAAATATATCAAGATGAATATGATAGATTATTAGAAATATCCCCATCTATATTACCAAAAGTTCTAAAAAAGTTTAATAACCAATTTAAAAAAAATAAAGAGTTAATTAAACCTTCGATTGGTAATACATTAGATGCAACGCCAGTATTTAAAATGAGCGATGATGAACGAAACAAAATGATTGATAGTATAAACAATATTTCCAATAACAAAAAATTAGTAAACACATTTTTTAGTTTAAATGGGCGTGCACCAAGTGAAAGTGAATTAGATTCAATCGCAGAATCAACTAATATAAATATGGAAATTGATAGTGAAAATAATAGTGCTGGGTCAAATCAATCATTAAGTGGTAGTGAAGTTAGTGAAAATGATAGTGTAAATGATAGTATTAATAGTGCTGGGACAAATCAATCCGTTAGTGGCAGTGAAGGTAGTGAAGTTAGTGTTGGTAGTGAAAATATATCTAATAACATAGATGTATAATTTTATTTAATATGTAATTCATATAAATTATAGTAATTCCCTATTTTATCAACGCTATACGCTGATAACCAACCTAATAAAGTCCCTATTGTATCTCCTACACTATTAATTAATGAATCGGGATGTGGTTTTCCACCAGGCCAAAATTTTAAATAGTTATTAATTATGTGTATACCAATTTTCATGTTTTCGGTTATTTCAAAAACAGTGTGCGCAATAAACCACCATAACATAGGTAATCCCAGATAATAAGCTATAATACCCGATGCAAAATGTAAATATGTGTATTGATCAAATAATTTGATTCCCATTGATATAATAAAATATTATTATTAGTCTATTATTTTTGTTTATAATGTGCTGAACCTAAAAATGAAAGTAAATAAAATAAGGGTAATGATTTTAATAATGTCTTAATATTATTTTCATCTTGTGTTTTATTATCAGTTTTTGGTATTTGAGAATAAATATATTTCCAAATACCCATTCCTTCTGTATCATTATTATTTTGTAAATCTATATAATAACCAATAAATAACATGATATCATTATCTATATATTCTAAATAATCATCCTTGAACATATCATTGTATACTTTAAATATTTGATTAATTATTTCATCTCTATTATAATCTTCTTCACAACAAATATCTCCTTTCTTTAAAATATAATTACTAACAAGTGTTTTAATATTAATTGATTGATTTACTTCATTTGATCCAAGAGCCATTATAAATTAAAAATGTTATTAAAACTATAAGTAAAAATATAAGTTATATTAGTTTAATTATATTTTTACTTAGAATGGAAAATATAAATTTAAAAATATGTGTTTATATTATAAAATGAATGTGGTATTGATTAGTTCAATAATTTTGTTAATAATAATACTTATTCTTATTATTATTTTAATAACACAAACAAATAAACCATTACCACGCCAAATAGTATTAGGTGGTTGTTCTGGAACAAGATGGGGATGTTGTCCGGATGAAGTTACACCAAAATATGATCAACAAGGAACAAATTGTAGACGGCCACATCCAAGACCAAGGCCAAGTCCACATCCAAGACCACATCAAAGACCAAGGCCACATCCAAGGCCACATCCAAGGCCACATCCTAATTCACAGCCGACAAAACATCATATGATAGGTGGTTGTGAAAGTACAAGATATGGCTGTTGTCCTGGAAGTAGTATTGCATCTAATAAAAATGGTTCAAATTGTTAAATTTTTTTAAATTCTAAAAATAAGTTATAGCTATCATTCTCTTTATAATCTTGTGGTGTAGAGCATCTTAAACTTAATATTGTCAAAAAGTAAAACTTCGTGAATTAACTGACTATTTTATAGAAAAAACATAAAATTCTCAGTGTATCTCTTATTAGAAACATCGGTCACCCCCCTAATTTATATACAATAATAACCGAATAAAATAAATATTAATGCCAGAAGTAATAAATATAGATATTTGTAAAACATAGGATGAATTGGCTCTGCATTAAAACTATTAAAAGATGGGTACTCTTTTGTTGGGGTAATCCATTTAAACGTATTAGTCATTTTCTTATTAAATTTAATAGGAATTCATATAAATCAATTTTAAGACATCTTAAGGATTCTTATAGGCTTAAACTTATTTTCTTTAGTTGCTACACCATTATTTAATATTTCTAGTATTTCCATATTTGATGTTCCAAATGCATCAGATATTCCTACATCTACTCTCCACAATTTATCATCACACTTACTGTTAATATTATCTTGTACTGTATGACCCACTACCATATGACCAACATTTAATAATTTATTAACCTTATTTAAATAGCCACACGTTTTTTTGGAAAGTGTTTTATCACCATATTCTCTATTCCATATAACACCTTTTTTATCTAAAAAATATTTTTGTATATCTTCGTCTTGCCATGTTTTTTTACCTTGTAGATATAGTCGCATAAGTGTATTTAATTTACTTATAAATTTTGATTTTTCACTTGGTTCTATGTGTTCAGGAAGAATGCCTGCATGTACAAAAATAAAATCACCTATTTTTAATATGACATTTCGGGTGCAAGACATTTTATTAAAAAGATCGCTGCCCGGCGAAAATAACTGTTTTCTTTTTTGAATACCACCTTGCCTACTTATATCTTTAGAAGAAGAGTAACGGAAATCTCCTAACAAATTCATTATTTCGTGATTTCCAATAAGTGAATAAACGCCGCCACCAAATTTTTCAGCTTTTAAATGAATCCTATCCATAAAATATATTAAATCTAATTCACCAAAAGATTCTTCGCCACCACGCCCCCCTCCGTCCAATTGATCTCCAAGTTGTACGACTGCAGTATCCTTTGGTTCAGCTATCCAATTTTCATTAACATCTATTAAACCAAAATTTATAAATATTTCTTTTGTTTTATTAAAATCGGCATGAAGGTCTCCTATAACTAAAATACGATTCTTAATAGGTAAAATACCATTATTTTTAGTTTTACACGTAAACGTTGCATTAGATGTTACAGATGTAACGTTATTCATAGTATAATATAATAAAAAAAACAAAAAATATTAAGTTTATTATAATCTTTTTTTTTATAAAATATATTTAAATATGTTTTTCTATTTAATACAAAATTCAACTCTAATAGAAAAGGAATTAGATAAAAACACTAAAATTACCAAAATTTTTTTATATGGAGGTATTTCATATATTATTCTTCATGCAACACTATTTATAGGTGGTAAAGATGCTTTATTAAACAGTTTGAAAGGTTATTTTTGGTTATTTTTTATTTTAGATATTAGTATGATAATTATAACAAATAATAAAGATATTGATTTAAATCATATCATTATTTTAATAAAAAATAAACTTTTAACAACCAGCACTCCAAAAAAACAAATAAATCAAAAAAAATCACTCGAATCTATAATTAAAAAACCAGCTGATAATTACAGACCATTAGAAAATAAAAAAAAAACAGTAAAATTTGCCGATGAATCTGAATATACGTCTGACAGTGATTCAGATATTGGAACAGACATAGATTTTGAAGAATTTCAACAATCCTTAAATCTATAAGAAAATTTATACATTTAAGAATTTAAATAAACGCTGTAATCAAATTCAGTAATGACACATTTTTCTTTATCATATGTTAATTTTATTTTTCTATTAAATTCTATTTCTTTGTGTAGTTTATATATTAAATTATTGAAAATAATTAAATTAATTTCTTTATCATTCAGCATTTCTTGTAAATACTCATTTATTTTAGTTCTTTTTAATTTAGGTTCTAATTTATTCCATGGTCGAGCATACATATTAATAACTTTTCCTTCTACAAACGACTCTAAATTTCTTATGTTTTTTTTTAAAATAGATTTAATATTATTAGAATCATTATCTGAATTAAAATCATTATCTGAATTAAAATTAACTGATGCACCTGTTTTAATGATATTTAATTCAGTTTGGACATCATTAATACTCATTTATATTATATCATTATTTATCTTTATATGTTTATATTTAGCTAAATATAACCAATTAAATAATAGTATAAGTCTTTTAATGTTAATTGATACATATTATCGCCATCCGTTATAATAGTACTTAAGTAACATTCTTTGGAATTTTTATTATAGACATATATATCATTATAAATAGATTCAGACATACTATGAAATAAATCTAAATAACGTGTTGATTCATATTCTGTTAAGGAATAATCATAATTAATATGTATAATATATAGTCTATTCCTATAAATATCTATAATATCTTTAATATGTGTTTTATCAATTATAGTATCAAGTATTTTTTCCCAATTCTTCAACTTAACTAATGTAATATAATTATTATCTTTATGATATAGTTTTGTTTTGTTTAAATTTAGTTTCTTTTTAGGATTGATACTACAATTTGAAGATAAAAAAATTAAGCCTACAGTATCAGTATCAGTATCAGTATCAGTATTAATTATTCTATTTTTTCTTTTTATTGTCATATTTAAATCTTACTAATAATTAATGATAGTAATATTTTTTTTAGTATTAATTTTAATAATAATATTTTTATACTTGAAGAGTCACCATGAAAAATTTAGTTCAATGTCCGTTGATACAATTGATTCAGTATCTAAACATGAATGTTATTTGTTAGTTGATTCGGTTTTAAGCAACATAAATAATAAATTTAAAAAGAATTTTGTTCGTGGAAATTTGGACAGGGTTGAGAAAGAATTCGATGAAGAAAATAATAGCATTAATTATAAAATTAATGTGTTTATTTATAATCCTGATAAAGATGTGAATCGCAAACTGTTATTTGATATAACGTTTGATGATAAACATATAATCCTTAATAGTATTAAAAATGGTGTTTCAAGAGAGGTTTTAGGTATCGAGAGAGATGCTGTTGATTCACGGGGTTCAATTGTATTTAAACCAAAAGTAGATATATCAAAGGTACAAAAATACAGTGATCGTAAAAATAATTATAGCTTAGTTGATTTTGAAGACACACCTGATAAACATAATGGAGTTGTAGATAGAACAAGTTGGATTTTAAACCCTGATGCCAAAATGTTTGACAATGAACGCAAAGTTATAAAATCGGAATATGTTAAAATAGATTGGGATTGTTTTGGAATCCCAACTAATGAAGAAAAGGTTATAAGAAAAACACCGCGATTTATAAAAAGCAATTACACTGAGAAACATGAACTATACGATTGGCTTTTTAATCCAGCGAGTGATTCATCTAGTAGACCTGTTGGTGTTACTGGTGCACGAAGCTAATAAAACCGTTTAAACCTTTTTCTTAATAGTATTTTTGGTCTAAGCTTTTTTTAAAAAGCTTTAAGTATAGTGGAATAAACTGATTCTAAATATGCCACATAATTATAATCATAATTTGTTTTAATTCTATTGTATATATTTTTATTTAAATCTTTAGGGTTTAAAGGTTTATTGTATTTTTCAAGTATATTGTTCAGCAGGTTTTCTTGAATTTTACGTTGCACAAGCAAACTCATAATTTGACTATCAATATCATTTAAACCATGTTCTATTTCATGACTAATAGTTTCTTCTAGTTTTTTAATTTCTGCTTCTGATTCTGGTAATTCTTCAATTGTTTTCATTTATTTTATTTATTATATTATTTTTAAATCAAATTATAAAATTGATTCATATAAAGATATTAAGTGTAAATTATTAAATGAAACAATCCGGATCTGTTGATCAACATGGATTATTAGTTAATGTATTAACTGATGGTTTATTATTAAATTTTAGTAGTTCAATTACAGAATTTACTGATAATAGTATTGATGGCGGTTCATTATCAACAGATATAAATTTAAATAAAACCGACACTCATTATAATTTGATAATATGTGATGATGGAAAAGGTATGAATATAAAAGACTTAAAGAATTTTATTACTTTATGTAAACAAAATACCGATGCTTCTAAAAATGGTAAATATGGATTAGGAGCAAAAGCTGCGTTAGTTAATATTACAAATTCTAATATAACAGATGGATTAAATCATTATTCGTTAATTTTATCATGTTATTATGATGATACTAAACAAAAATTAATATATAAAGAAATAGAAATAGATTGGAATAAAATAAATAATGATTCTAACAATGAAAATGTTTGGTCTGATAATGTTAACTATGAAAATATGTCTCTTGAAAATGCTGAATATTTTAAATCATTAAATGAAAACACAGGTGTTATAATTAAAACATTTATTTCAAAGGACTATTTTGTAGATGTTGAAAAAGATATAAAGGCTTTGTTGTATAATTTAAAAAAAACGTATAATTTTGAAAGTAAATTAAATCCTAAGTTTGAAATTAAGTTTACAACAAATATTGAATCAATTGATAATGATACAATTAATAGTGAAAATACATTAGATTTTATTCATTATGATGATATTAAATCTAAATCAAATAGTATAATAAATATTGACACCTATCCAATTAAAAATATTGAAAATTTATCAATATATGCTGATGTAACAGTATTTTATAATACTGAAACTAAATTTTTTAGATCAATATGTAATGAAACTAATTTATATAACTATGAAAATGAATCTATTTTTAATAAAAATTATGACAATAATAGTGAAAATGAAATTTCATTTAAATATAGAATAGTTTGGATAGATAAAGAATTATTAGATTCAGATACAAGTATTACAAAAGAATATTTAGATTCTTCTTCGTCTAGTTGGAATGCAGGATTATATTTTATTAGAAATAATAGAGTTTTATCCAAACCTATTTCCTTAAAAAAAATAAGGACAAGTCAAAGTCATACAAAATGGAGAGCAGCAATGATATTTGATAATGATAATATACTTTCTGAAATGATAAAAATTGGTGTAAATAAATCAGAAATAAATAGTGATAGTGTAAATAAAATTTTATATAACTATTTATCTAGTATTACAAGTCCATTAGTTGATAAATGTGTTGGATTAATTAGTTCAACCTACAAATGTAAGCAATGTAAAAGAATTAAAAATAAAAATGAACCTAATCATTGCGAATGTTGTTCAAAATGTAAAATGGAAAATTGTGAATGTTGTGATAAGTGTAATAAACTAAAAAAGGATTGCAAGTGTTGTAAACAATGTAGATCATTTAAAAATGATTGTGAATGTTGTATTAAATGTAATAATTTAAAAGAAAATTGTTCTTGTTGTAGTAATTGTAAAAAAATATCTACAAAATGTAAATGTTGTAAAATATGTAGATCATCTAAAAAGACTTGTAAATGTTGTAAAAAATGTAATAATTTAAAACAAAATTGTTCTTGTTGTGATATTTGTAATAATATTTATTGCGATTGTTGTAAACAATGTAATAATATAAAAAGTAATTGCAATTGTTGTGATATTTGTAAAAAGACAGCTATTAATTGTAATTGTTATTCGATTTGTATAAAATGTAATAATCAAAATATTAATTGTAAATGTTGTCAAAAATGTAAAAGAATCTGTGATGTATGCGATAATCCACAATGTAACCAGAAAAAATGCGATTTAATTTGTACATGTAAACATATAAATGGAAATTGGCAAACTATCGATGATAATATAATGTATAAAGATGGAACTAAAGACGAATATGATATAGTATATCTAATTCAACCATCGGAACATTGGAATACAAACATATATAAAATTGGTAGAACCACCCAAAACATTAATAAATCAAATACAATTAATAGATTTACTAACTGTTCAGATTATAAAGATTATTTAAAACAAATATTACTATTAGAAGTTAAAAATGGAAAAACAGCAGAAAAAAAATTAATTAAAGAATTTAAATCAAATTTTCAAATATATAATAGAACAAATGAATATTTTATTGGAGATTTAAAAGAAATGAAACGTATATTTTTAAATATTATATTAAATGAATTATAAAATTGATTCATATAAAGATATATTAAGTGTAAGTATAAAATGGACCAAGAATTGTTATATATTATACATGATTTGGTTGATAATAGTGAAGTAACATGTGATGATTTGTGTGATAATACTATTTTTGAAGATACAAAGGTCTTAGTACTTGAAACATATTCACAATTTGCTGACTTGAAATGTAGCAATGAAGTGAATAAAATCTGTGATGAAATCCATAAATTATTGCTTCAAAAAAAGAATATGCCTGATGATCCAAATTATACTGAATCAGAATTATTGTATCTTGAATCCAAATTTAAACATTTAGAGAAAATTCCTCAACCAGAACAACGGAGTCCAGAATGGTATACTTACCGTAATAATAGATTAACAGCAAGTGATTTTTACAGTGTTATTGATAAAGGTGGTGTTTCTAAACGTAATGAATTAATCATGAAAAAATGTGGCGAAGAAATGCCATTTTTAACGAATGATGCAATTATGCATGGGATTAAATTTGAAGATTTAGCGGTTCAAATTTATGAAAAGCGAAATAAACTTATTATAACTGAATTTGGATGTATACCTCACCCAATTATTCCTTTTTTCGGTGCATCGCCAGATGGTATAGTTCATTACAATAGTGAAAATAAAAATTATGTAGGCCGTATGTTAGAAATTAAATGTCCTAAATCACGTAAAATTACTGGAATAATTCCACCCGGTTATTTTGCGCAAGTTCAAGGACAATTAGAAGTGTGTGATTTAGACTATTGTGATTTTTTGGAATGTGATTTTCAGAAATATGTTTCAAAAGATGCATTTTTTGAAGATATTGAACCATTTAAAGAAAAGGGAATAATTATTGAATTGTATGATTCTAAACTTAAAAAACCACTATTTTACTACTCTGAAGAAAAGCATATTAAATGTAAAGAAATGTTTGAAGCATGGGAAGAAGAATTGATAAGTAAAATTTATGATAATGAACATTTAGAATATTTAACATCTACATTTTGGTATTTAAACAAATATAATGTTGTATTAGTCAAAAGAGACAAAAGTTATTTTACAAAAAATTTTGTGAATATTAAAGTCTTTTGGGACGATGTATTAAAACATAGAAAAATTGGTATTGAATCACTTAAGAGTAAAAAACCTAAAAAGGCCTATAAAGAAAAAGAATTACATTTCTTAGATTAAAGATTTTTTAAATCTTTAATTTTGGTCCAAAGATTTTTTTAATATTTATAAATAGTATATGTGTTGGAATAAAGAAGTCTCAATTTCTACATTTGCCCTTATATCTGTTATTTGTTATGGATTGTACAAACGGAATTTACCAAATGATCGCGTGATGGCTATATTTGTAATGGCTTATGGAGCAATGCAACTATGTGAAACTATAATTTGGGTTGGATTAGAATATAATAAACCAATAATAAATAAAATAGGAACTGTTCTAGCAACATTACTTTTATATTTCCATCCTTTGGGGTTATTATTAGGTATAAAATATGATAATTTTTACAATAAGGTCAAAAAGAATATATTGTACAAGTTATTTTTTGGTTTTGCGGTATTATTATTTGTTTTGGGAGTTCTAAATATAATATATCAAGGATTAGTAAATAAACATAATTATATATCATATGTATCACCTAAATCACCACATTTAATATGGAAAATTCCAAAATATTTAGATGAACAATATAAATATGGAGTTGTATTATTAGTAATTGTATTATTTACTATTATGTTTCCTAAAAATATGGTATATTCATTATTCTTATTAGTGTTTTTTGGAACAACAGCTATATATTCTCAAAATGTAGGCCCTAAAGGAATTAAATTTGAGATATTCCGGTCTTATTGGTGCTGGTTAGTTGCTATATTAGCATTTTTAATATATTTTATAACTCCATTTTTCCAAAAATATAATCTTTAAAAATAATATGTGTTGGAATAAAGAAGTTTCGTTTGGTTCATTTATAATTATAAGTTTAGTATCTGGTTTATTATATAAACGGAATTTACCTAATGATAGGTTAATGTCTATATTTATTATGGGATATGGTATAATGCAGTTATTTGAAACTATAATATGGATTGGTATAGAATATAATAAACCTATTATTAATAAAATAGGAACAATTTTAGCGTCATTATTACTATATTTTCATCCACTCATATTTTTATTAGCTTTAAAATACGATATATTCTATAAAGATATAACAAAAAATTATATATATAAAATAGGAATTGTTATAGCAATTCTATTTATAATAATTGGATTTTTTAGAAATGGAATATCATTATTTAGTAAATATTCCAATAAATCATTAAAATCATATCTAATACCTAAATACAGACATTTAGTATGGGATATACCTGATAATTATAATTTGATTATATTATTTATGATAATAGTATCATTAATATTTATATTCAAAAAAAATAAGATATTTTTGATAATACTACTATTATATTATATAATCCCTGCATTATACAGTTATTACACAATTCCAGATAAATTAAATAAAAATATTGCAGGTTCGTATTGGTGTTGGATAGTTGCTTTTTTCTCCTTTTTAATTTATTTCGCAAATCCATTTCTACAAAAATATAATCTTTAAAAATAATATGTGTTGGAATAAAGAAGTTTCGTTTGGTTCATTTATAATCATAAGTTTAGTATCTGGTTTATTATATAAACGGAATTTACCTAATGATAGGTTAATGTCTATATTTATTATGTCTTATGGAACAATGCAACTATTTGAAACTTTAATATGGTTGGGAATAGATTATAATAATGTTATTCTAAAAAAAATAGGAGCATTTTTAGCAAATTTATTATTATTTTTCCATCCATTAGCAATAATGATTGGATTAACATATGATAATCTCTATAAAATAAAATTTAAAAATAATATATTTTGGATTATAGCATTATTAATTTTTGTTATGAGTGCTATATTCGCACTATATATATTAATAACCCAGAAAAATAAATTTATACCATATAAATCAGGTAATTCAGACCATGTAGTGTGGAATTTCCCACACTATCATTATGTAATAGTAGTATTATTTGGATTAGTAATAGCATATAAATATATATATCCTAAAAATAAAATATTCACCATGTTTGTAGTATTATTTTATATTATTCCATGGCTATACACAACTTTAGTTTTTAAAGATATTACAGTTGTTGGAAGTTATTGGTGTTGGATTGTAGCATTTTTCTCATTTTTGATTTATTTTGTAAATCCTTTAATAAAATATTAAATTACTTTTTTCTAAAAAGTATTAAACTTTATAAAAGTTTTAACAAAATCTATGTTTTTTTGATTTTACTTTTTTCTAAAAAGTATTAAACTTTATAAAAGTTTTAACAAAATCTATGTTTTTTTTGATTTTACTTTTTTCTAAAAAGTATTAAACTTTATAAAAGTTTTAACAAAATCTATGTTTTTTTGATTTTACCTTTTTCTAAAAAGTATTAAACTTTATAAAAGTTTTAACAAAATCTATGTTTTTTTGATTTTACTTTTTTCTAAAAAGTATTTAGTAAATGTATTTATATACAATACTTGGAGTATGTAACAAATAATCTTTATTAATATTGAGTTCCGTTTCAAGCAATTCCATAAGTTTAAGATACAATGCTCTAAGAGCAATTGTATCTGACAGGGCCCGATGAGTGCCTGATTTAAGTTTAAAATGGTGTGCCATATTTTTCATTGAATAACTTTTAATATTCGGTAAAAGTTTTTTACACAAGTTAAGACTATCAATAAACATTATATGTTTATAATCAAGGTCTTTATCATTAGTTGTATTGTATTTTTTAAGTTGTGTTAGCAAGAAAAGTCTGTCAAATGAATCACAATTATGAGCTACCATATAAATATGTTTAGTATTCATATCATAATTAATGAACCTCATCATTTTAGGAAGCTCACATATAATAGTTTCTTTATTGTCCAATTCTTCAGGATGAATCCCTGTAATATCAGTAATTTTCTTTTCAAATTTAACTTCAGGATTTACCAATTCAGTTATGAATGTATTATTTTTATAAGTTTCTTCATTATCAATATCATAAGTTTCATCTTCTTCTTCTTGAATCAATGCATATTCTATAATTTGATCATGATATGGATTAAGTCCGGTAGTTTCAAAATCAAAGTAGATTAAATCGCTTAAATCAATTGGATTTTTATTTTCCGGGAAAAAGTAATTAATAATGTATGTGAATGGCCATAGAAACGAAATCATTATGCTTTTAATATATAAGTAAATTTATGAATTGTATTTAAATCAATTTTATTTTAAATTTTAAAATAAAATGTTTTATAAAATATATCTAAAACAATGGTGAATAATAGTATTATAGAGTTGAATTACAATATGGAATTAGATTATGTTACGAAACGTGACGGTGCAAAAGAAGAAATACAATTTGACAAGATTTTGACACGTATTAAAAAACTATCTGAAGGATTAACAATTAATCCGTCTAAAGTAACTCAAAAAGTATGTTCACAAATTTATCCAAATATTCACACATCAGAAATAGATGAATTAGCGGGACAGATTTGTGCATCTTTATCAACCGAGCATCCTGATTATGGTTCTTTAGCGTCTAAAATAGTAGTATCAAATCATCATAAAAATACTTTTCCATCATTTACCGAAACAATTAAAGCATTATATGAAGAAGGGCTTATTAGTAAAAAGGTATTTTCAATTATAAAAAGTCATGGTACAAAATTAAATGATGTTATAGATTATTCACGGGATTTCAAGATTGATTATTTTGGATTCAAGACTTTAGAGAAAAGTTATTTAATGAAAATCAATAGAAAAGTGGTTGAAAGACCACAAGATCTGTTTATGCGAGTATCTGTTGGGATACATTTAACAGATATAAAAGAAGCGATTGAAACTTATAATTATATGTCAAATAAATATTTTACTCATGCTACACCAACTTTATTTAATTCAGGAACACCTAGACCTCAATTATCTTCTTGTTTCCTATTATCAATGAAAGATGATAGTATAGATGGAATTTTTTCGACCTTAAAAGACTGTGCATTAATCTCAAAATGGGCTGGAGGGATTGGTCTACATATACATAATGTTCGTGCTAAAAACAGTAAAATCCGTGGAACAAATGGGATTTCAAATGGCTTGGTGCCTATGTTGCGCGTATTTAATAATACAGCTCGGTATGTTGATCAATGTGTCCTACCTGAAACATTGATTTATACTACAAATGGACCTATGAAAATACAGGATGTTACAATTGGTGAAACTGAAGTGTATAATTTAAAAGGTGATGTAGAAACAATAGAGAATGTATTAGAACATCCTTACACTGGTAATCTAATTAAATTTAAAATACAACATAGTATAGATGATTTAGAAATTACAGATGAACATCCAATGTACTTATTAAAAAATCAAAAAAAAGGGTTAAATTATTCATTAATAAAAAATAGATTAGATAAAAAGTTAATTTCTTTTGAGTGGACTGATGCTAAAGATGCTACTATAGATGATATGGTTGTATTTCCAATACCTAAATATAATAAAGATATCAGTAGTATATCAGACAAAGATTGTTATATATATGGTGTTATATTAGGTGATGGATGTATGCATGCGAAAGATAAAAATGGTTATATAAGTTTACACACAACTAATAAAAAGCATATATTAGATGATGTAGAAAGATATTTTAATAGTAAATATATAGAATATAGGATTGAAACTAATGATAATACAACCCGGATTTACTGGCATAAAACAGTAAATATGCCCTTTAGATATAATGATGTTTATGATGTAAATAAAGAAAAATATTGCCATCATCGATGGTTAAATCTTCCAATAAATAAAAGTAAACATATTATTAAGGGTCTTGTAGATACTGATGGGTGTGTTGGTAATGAAATAGTGTTTGATAGCACATCACGAAATTTAATTGAAAGTGTGCGATTTTTATGTTTAAAACTAGGTGTTTTAACGAGTGGTGCAGTAAGAGATAGAATTGGTGAAACACATATTACTTATAGAGGTGATAGTATTACAAATCAAAAACTAAGTTATACATTACGAATACCAAAAACAAAAGAAATTTGCGATTTATTAGAAATAAAGTGTGATTCTCATTTTTTTAAATTTTTTAAATATAATAATTATTTGCTATCAAGAATCACAGCTATAAGTAATACATCATATGATGGAACGTTGTATGACCTTCAATTCAAAACGGAACATAATTATTTGCTACATAATGGAATAGTTCATAATGGTGGGGGCAAGCGTAATGGTTCATTCGCAATCTATATAGAACCATGGCATAAAGATATTTTTGATTTTCTTCTGTTAAGAAAAAATCACGGAAACGAAGAAGACCGAGCACGGGATCTTTTTTACGCACTATGGATACCTGATCTATTTATGGAACGTGTTAAAGAAAATGGAAAATGGACTTTATTTTGTCCGGATGAAGCTCCCGGATTAGCTGATTGTCATGGTGAAGAATTTAAAGCACTATATTTGAAATATGAACAAGATCCTCAATATAAAGGTAAAACAATTGAAGCGCGTGATATATGGTTTGCTATATTAGAATCTCAAATTGAAACAGGAACACCTTATATTTGTTATAAAGATGCCGCAAATAATAAATCAAATCAACAAAATCTAGGCACTATAAAATCGAGCAATCTGTGTACCGAAATTATAGAATATTCATCTCCTACAGAATATGCGGTATGTAACCTAGCATCAATTGCTTTATCTAAGTTTGTCAATAAAGATACACGAGAATTTGATTATGATATGCTTTACAAAATAACCAAAGTTATAACTAAAAATCTAAATAAAGTAATTGATGTTAACTATTATCCTATACCAGAATGTGAATTTTCAAATAAATTACACCGACCTATGGGAATAGGAGTACAAGGATTAGCGGATGTATTTGCATTGATGAAAGTTGGATTTGATAGTGTGGAAGCTCAAGAAATAAACAATAATATTTTTGAAACTATTTATTATGGTGCGATTGAAACTTCTCTTGAAATAGCTAAGAAACGGGATCCTCGTATTAAACAGATTAAGGATTTAATGTATAAAATAGAAAAAAGTAGCGATAAAGTAAGTGTGGATGTTATTACAGAAATGAAAAAAGAATTATCTGGTCTAAAGAAGATTTATAAACCAATCAAAGAAGAATTAAATAGAGATAATTTCTTAGGAAGTTATTCGAGTTTTGAAGGCAGTCCTTTGAGTAAAGGATTATTTCAATTTGATTTATGGAATGCTAAAGCTAGTGATAGATACGATTGGGAACATATCCGTCAAGAAATTGGAAAGTATGGGATTCGTAATAGTCTTTTATTGGCACCTATGCCAACTGCATCAACCTCGCAAATTATGGGTAACAACGAATGTATAGAACCTTTTACATCTAATATTTATTTACGGCGTACTTTAGCCGGAGAATTTGTGGTGATAAATAAATATTTGATTGAAGATTTACTAAATCTTAATTTATGGAGTGAAGAAATAAAGAATAAAATAATTAAAAATAATGGGAGCGTTCAAGATATAGAATGTATACCAGATAATATTAAAGCAATTTATAAAACTGTATGGGAAATAGGTAATAAAACATTAATAAATATGGCGGCTGATCGAGGCAAATATATTTGTCAATCACAAAGTTTAAATCTATTTATGGCAGAACCCGATTTTAATAAATTATCAAGTATGCATTTCTATTCATGGTCAAAAGGTCTTAAAACCGGCATTTATTATTTAAGAACAAAACCTGTTGCCCAAGCACAACAATTTACAATTGAACCAGAATCTAAACAAAGTGAAGAAAAATTTGTGTGTCGTAAAGATGACCCAGATTGTTTAATGTGCGGATCGTAATTAATTTCTTTTATTATAATATAAAATGACTAATGCACCAAAATCATCAACAAAAGCTAAAGCTAAAGCATCAATAGCATCAAGGATTAGGAAAGCTGGAAAAGCTAAAGCATCAAATTTACCACCAAAATCTAGGAAAACTGTATCCTCAAAATCACCATCAAAAGCTGGAAAAGCACCAAAAAAAAAAGCACCTATAGTTAGAAAAAATAACCCTGAATGTGATTCTCTTTGGAGTAATCCTATCAGTGCTAAATTTATTGAATTACAAGCTAATATACTAAAATATACAGATATTGTAACAGTTGGACCAGCTGGGTTTAAACCATTGCATGATGGTCATTTAAAGCTAATTGAAAGAGCTTTTATAGAAGCAAGTAAAATAAAATCAGAGGCCAAAAATGTATTAGTATTAATAAATACTTCTTGTGCTGGTAGATCAAAAGGAAATGATTTTGAAATTCCACGAGGAAAAATGTATGAATTATGGAAAACATTTATTGATCCAATATTATTAGAATATTCAAAAGAATATGGTGTTGATTATAAAACATCATTTAATAATAATAGAACATTATATTGGTTAAATACACAGAATACAATTAATATACATGCTGTATATTCACAAGATGGTGAGGAGGACATTAAACGTTTATTTAAAGACTATATAGAGAAAGGTGGAAGACTAACGAAAATAACACTAGTAAGAGGGGATGTTGATGTTTTAAGTGGAACTAAAGCAAGAGAATATTTATCTGCAAAAAACAAACCTAAATTTTTAACTTTAACTACACAATTTCCAAAAGGATATTTTGAGGCATTAATAAGTGGAGGTGGAAGAAAAGCTAAAGCAGCTAAACTAAAAGCTAAAAGAAAAGCTAAAACGCATGTAAAAAGAAAAGCTAAAACGCCTGTGAAAAGAAAAGCTAAAACGGTAGTAAAAAGAAAAGCTAAAACAGTAGTGAAGAGAAAAGCTAAAACAGTAGTGAAAAAAGCTCGGTCTAAAATTAAAAGCACTAATAATTCTAATATTGTGTTGAAAAAGGGATATTGTGAAGCAACTATATTAGATGAAAATGAACCTGATGATCCATGTGATATACATACTACAGAAAATGAATGTATTAATGAAACACAAGATAGCGATTATTGGAGGAGTTACGATTGTAAATGGAAAAACTAAATATATCATTATAGTATAACAAATGATTTCAACCTATATTATGATGGTTTTATTAATTATATCATTTACTATTAATCCCTATTTAAAAAAAAAAGCATCTCATAATGTTACATCTAGTGAATTTACATTAATATATCAGTTTTTAGCAATTGTATTTTTAGCATTCTATATTGGATATTTAATACAAAGTAAAACATGTTCTTTTTCATGTTTTAAAAAGTTAAGTAAAAAAGATTTATTTTGGACAATAATGGCAGTAATAACTGGCATGATTGGTTCAATACTATTACTATTTTTAATAAAGAAAGATGAAGTATCATATTTAATTCCAAATATTCAAGGAATAGTTATATTATTGGGGTCTTTAATAGGATATTTTATATTTAAAGAAAAGTTTGAAATATATAGAATTATAGGTATAATATTGATATTTGTTGGTATAATAAGTATTAATTATGGAAAACTTAAAAAATAATTCTAACAACCAGTAAGCCATTTACTTTTTTCATAATCTTTTATTATTTTTTTGATTTCTTTTGGTACTATAATTTGTTCGGAATCTTTAGATTCTTTTGATTCTTTTGATTCTTTTGATTCGTTAGATTCTAAATTTAATGTTGGCATGTATAATATTATTATATTATACTTTTAAATAAAATTATTTAAACAATTTATATATATATTATGTATTAGACAAAATGGAAAATAAAATTGAAACCCCCACTAATGTTGATTCAGAATCATTAGGTGATTCGGAATCAACCACCGATTCTGTAGATTATAATAACATAATCACAGAGTCTTTTGATGACTTAAATATTAAGTCCAACTTATTAAGAGGTATTTATGGTACTGGTTATGAAAATCCTAGTGCTATTCAACAAAAAGCAATTAAGCCTTTAATTGATGGTCGCGATTTAATTGCACAAGCACAATCAGGAACCGGAAAAACTGCTACATTTTCTATTGGCGTACTTGAACGGATCGATGAAACTAAAAATATAACTCAAGCAGTTGTATTGGCTCATACACGAGAATTAGCATTACAAATTGAAGGTGTTATAAAAAATCTTTCAACCTACATGAAAATTGATGTAAATTTATCTGTAGGAGGAACAACTGTTAGAGATAATATTGATTCACTTCTTAAAAATCCACACATAGTTATTGGAACACCTGGTCGCGTTCTTGACATGATTAATAAAAAGGCATTAGATACGCGTGATTTAAAAGTAATGATATTAGATGAAGCCGATGAAATGTTATCAAAAATATTTTCAAATCAAATATACGATATTTTTAGGTTTCTTCCTAATAATATTCAAGTTGGATTGTTCAGTGCTACTATGACGCCTGATTTTTTCAGATTATCAAAATGTTTTATGAGAGACCCTGTTAAAATTCTGGTTAAAAATGAGGATTTAACTTTGGAAGGCATTAAACAATTTTATATCAACTTAGAACACAATGAATATAAATATGATACTTTGTGTGATCTGTATGATATGTGCACTGTTTCACAAACTATTATTTATTGTAATTCGCGAACAATGGTTGAAGAATTGTACCGCCGATTATGTCAAGATGATTTTTCATGCGTATGCATTCATGGCGATTTGACGCAGGAGGAACGCAATAAGATTATGGAAGAGTTTAGAAATGGAACATCGCGTATGTTGATTTCGACTGATTTATTATCGCGAGGAATAGACGTCCAACAAGTTTCTTTAGTGATTAACTATGATGTTCCTAATAATATTGAAAGTTACATCCATAGAATCGGACGGAGTGGGCGATTTGGTCGTAAAGGCACATCAATTAATTTTTTGACACGATATGATATAAAAAAGATGAAAGATATTGAAGAATATTATCATACACTTATAGAAGAATTGCCTGCTGATTTTAAATTATAGAATTCCCAACGCTTTATCCAAATCATCACTAAGATTACCATCATTATTATCGTATAGAGCATCAGATGCACCATCATCGCCATCATTAAAGTCTTCAGAATCAGCATCAGCATCATCTTCGCTTGTTACGTTAAGTTCATCTTCAAAAACTACTTTAGTTTTCTTTTTAGTTTTTACTAAAAATTTTCGTTTTTTAGATTCTTTAGATTTTTCCAAAAGAGATACATAATATTTTTCTAATACACAAAGTTCATCTTTCTTTTCATAAAATATTTTAAATACCATATTACCATAAGTTGTATTATTCATAAATGAAATATAATTTAATTCGTCTATTTTTCCATCATAATCATCATTAAACATAACATATTTATTCCAAAAGATATTACTGTAATACATGTATGATGGAATATATTTTCCTTCTAAATACTTGAAATTTCCAATATACCCATCAGCACATGTCCATAATGTATTTGTAGAACCAATATGCATGTAAATCTTCTTAAGAATATCCAATACCTTTGATTGTTTATCCTCAAGGCTAAGAGAACATTCTTTTTCTAGCTTATTAATATAATCAATAATTTCTTGTGGTGATTTATTAATCATGTCTTCATTGCTAAAGAAATTTCCAATGAGTTCCTTAGTAATTTTATATTTATTTCTAATCAATCTACCAAAGTGTCCAAACAAATCGCCAACACTTTTAGTTTTGCTATTAATATCATCTATATAATGATTGTTAATTGACGATGTAATGATATATTCTAGTTTATTAATAATTGGAATATCTCCATTGAATAGACATTTGGCTTTATCAATAAGTTCTTTAGCTTCGTTAATCTGAGGCAAATATGAATCTTGAATGAGTTTCCATTCTTGAGTTTTAATTTCGGTTCCTTCCAGAGCGGCATCTACATATGATTCAGATGGTTTATCTACTTGATGAATAAAAGTTTTCAAAATGTTAGTTATCCAAGATTTTAAGTAATTAGTAATAAATTGATTAAAGATTTCATTAGTATTAATTCCAACTTTGATGCGTTTAGAAAGATCCTTATACTTCAAATAATAGTCATAAAATTTCTGTATATCAGCACTGATATCTATTTGTGTATTTCCATTAATAAGTTGAAGCCCTTGACTAAGATGATTATTCACAAATATTTTTTGATTTTCTTTTGATAAATAACGGTTTAAGGTATCTCTAAAACCATTAAACCCAGTGACCTTTAGTGTTTCTTCTATATTAATTTTTCCCAGTAATTCGCTCATTAATGTTTTCTTTCTAGACTCATCTAGCCGATTCCATCGTGTTTTACCATATTCATTTTGACCGAATTTATTAATATATTTAATATCCAAATCTAATTTCTTATTACGAGAATAAACCCTGTAAATATAACTATCTTCGGAACTTATTGGTAAAATAGTGTAATCAATTGTAGGGAATATACTATCGACTTTTTGTTTGACAAATGTTTCAAGCTGCAGTTTCATTTCTGATAATTCTTCCTCCAATACCAGTGTTTCTTTATCATCAGCTAAATACATATCATCACATTTATTTCCCAGAATAATAAGTTTGTTATGAATCCCGAACTTGTCACTATTCGTTTTACAATGTGCTAAAATTTTGACTAATATATCATTTTCATCGCTTGTATTCAGACTGGAATGAATATCAACTACAAATATAATAATATCAAATTTATGGAAATTATCGGACATATACTTAAAATATAAATCCTTTGTGTGCACATCATTTAAACCAGGTATATCATAAATAGTCAAATAAATATTTTTCTCTAATTCAGAAAACTCATGAATTTTAGATACTATATGATGCGTTTCTTTAATATCATCCATAGTAATTGCTTCACCTTTTTCACTTTTTTCATTTAAATTCGTATTAATTTCGGTGTTTTGTGCCCTAATTTCTTTATTCAATTTGCTTTGTCCTTTAAATTTACTACTTTCATAATAAATTTGTGGTGTCATTGTTGTTCTTTTATGTTTACAATCAGAATATGTTTCAGCAAAAATAGTATTAAGAAGAGTACTTTTACCAACACTAACAGAACCTACAATAGCCACATTAATCTGACTACGGTGTGAATCATCAAAATTAGACATATCAGGTCCTGTTTGTTCTAAATTAATGCTTTGGATATCCATCATGAATATTAATTAAATTTATCAATTTAAAGAATTCAATTTTACTTGAATTGTGTAATATAAAATAACTTAGTAGTAACACATTTTATTTGTGTTGTTCTAAAAATAAGTAAAATATATATATAGTTACAAGTAAAATTATATCATATATAACGGATGAATATCCTACTGTATGAAACCATTTTGAAAAAAAGTTAGTTGTCACTTTTTTAGAAACAAAATAATAGCAAAATAGACTTGTTAATACTAATGTTGTTAAAGCTACAATTAAAGTTTTTAAATAATTATTTGTTGTATTAAATAGTTTTATAAATAAATATGATACTAAGAAATAACATAATACAAATAAATAATCTAATGGCACATTTTTAACATAATTTTTAACATAATATATATTTACTATTTTTGGCTGACCTGTAATTATATGAGGCAATTTTAATAGATATGTTATTAAAAATAAACCTACACAAAATGCAATTGTATAACTAATTAATTTACTAATAAAACTAAGCATATAGTATAAATTAATAAAATAATTTTCATTTAAAACATTAACAACTATAAATTTAAATGCATTATATAGGATGGGACATAGGGATAAAGAATTTAGCCTATTGTATTATTGAACAACTACCTGATAAAACTGAAATAATTAAAGATTTAGAGATAATTAATCTAATTGACCCTCCTATAATTCATATATGTAGTATGAAAAATAAGAACAAAAATAAATGTAATAGCAAAGCTTCGTTTTTTAATAAACAAACTGAAGATTTATATTATTGTAATAAACACTATAATTTATTGACAACAAAAGAACAAAAGGATGTAAAAGCCATTAAACCACCTAAAAAATGTAGTAAATATAGTTTAGAAGAATTGGGATTAAGATTATTTAAAACATTAGATAAAAACCCATTATTTTCAGAATGTGAAAATATTATTATAGAAAATCAGCCGGTTTTAAAGAATCCAACCATGAAATCAATACAAATTATGCTTTATTCATATTTTCTAATTAAAAATAAAAATATACATATAATTAAATTGGTGAATGCTAGTAATAAATTAAAAGTGTATAAGGGCGATGTTCCTAAAGAAGAAAAGGATATTATAAGTAACATTAAAGATAAATATCGGAGAAATAAGATGACTGCTATTTTACATGCGAGTCTTATGATAAATGACGATGAAAAATTAGAATATTTTAATAGTCATAAGAAAAAAGATGATTTAGCTGATGCATTTTTAATGACGAAATATTTAATTAATAAATAAAAATTAATATTTTTTAGTTTGCGTTATATTAAAGAAATAAGTTTATATACTAATATTAATTATGGAAGAGATTAATTTAGATTTAGAAAGTTCAAGTCATAAAAGTATTAGTTTAAATTCTAATCCTGTTAATTCAAACCTACCCACGATGGCAACTAATATTAGTATATTTAAAGATGAGCCTCCAAAGGAATCAAATATTGGCATTGATTTATTAATAAATAAAAATAAAACTTCAGGAGGTTCACAAGCTCCAATTACAGAATTTAAACCGAGTGAACCTGTAGTAAATAAAGATAGTATTCAACAAAATAACATGAATATAACATTACAAGATATAGGTTCACCAAGTTCTACTCCACGAAATTCAATATCATCTGAACCTGTTACAAGTATAAATATGGATGACGAAAAAAAAATAGATAATTTAGATTTAAATTTAGATGAATTATTTAAAGATGATAACAAAACATCAACACCTAATAATATATTAGATGAACCGGTAAAAGTATCTTTAAATAGTTCTAATACTTCTAGTACAGAACCAAGTTCTAATGAACCACCGAAAACTTATGAAGAATTGCAAAAGGAAAAAGCAGAATATATACGTTTGCTTGAACGTCTAGAACTTAAAGGATTGCATACACATAAAAAATTCAATATGAATTCCGATTATAATGAAGTTAAAGCTGAATTTGATAGATTAACAAGACGGCGTGAATGTGATCAAAGTGTAAAATTCCAACGAAAAATGTTAATTGCTTTTGTAACAGCGGTTGAGTTCTTAAATACTAAATTTGATCCATTTGATGTTAAATTAGAAGGTTGGTCTGAAAGTGTGCATGAAAACTCACACGATTACGATGATGTATTTGAAGAATTACATGAAAAATATCAATCTAAATCTAAAATGGCTCCTGAACTTAAATTATTATTTATGTTAGGTGGTAGTGGATTTATGTTTCATCTTACGAATACAATGTTTAAATCATCGTTGCCGGGTATGGGTGATATTATGAAACAAAACCCCGATTTAGCAAGACAATTCGCTCAAGCAACAGCATCTTCAATGGGTAATTCACAGCCTGGATTTTCTAATTTTATGGGAGGATTATTCGGTGGCGGTGGCGGTGGTGGCGGTGGTGGCGGTGGTGGTGGCGGTGGCGTTGGCCAAGTCCCGATGCCTAGAAAAGAAATGGATGGACCACCCAATATTAACGATATATTAAATAATATGAATCCTAATAAAGTAGATATAGATTTAAATTCAAATTATAGTGAAAGTGATATGGAATCAACACGAAATATAAATATTAATAGAAATAAGAAATCAGTAAATCTTGATATTTAATTATTTTTTGTCTTTTGAAGTTTGTACATCTTAATTATTTTTAATGCATCTTTGTATTCATCTTGTGTTACTTGTGATATTACCGGTTTGGTAACAATACAATATTTACTGTTTTCATTAAATAATCCAGATACTAATATTATAAATATAGCAGTACAAATAAGAGATACGTAAATATCTTTTGTTGCTATAAATACTACAGTAAACACAACAAATCTTCTTATAATTTTATTACTTAACATTTGTGTTTGAGTATCACTTAATTCCATAACTAAAAAACGTGAACCTAAATTAAGAATTAGCATCATTATACCTGTGAAATATTTATTAGTATTTAAATCTGACAACTTCATTAATAATTTACACAGAAAAATAATTTTTATAACCTTCTATACTTTCTGTTTTATTTAATAATATGGTAAAATATAGAATTATAAATAATAATCCTAATGGTAAATCTTCAAGTGAAATAAAAAGTATAAATAATAGTAATAAAAGTTTACTAATTGTATTATTTATTAAAATTGAAAGTTGAACTTTATTATTATTATTTAAATTTGGAATTATAGCAATTAATAAACTGATTAGAATGTAAATAATGTAAATCATATAATATTATTTTATAAATAAATTTTATTATTACTTATTAATGGATATAATTAAAGAATTTTTAATATTTGATGATTCACAAGAAAATTATAATTTAAAAGGTGGTGCTACAATAGCAGCTACAGTAGCTTCATCACCACAAGGTCAACAAGCAATATTAAAGGGTGCAAGTGGGGCTGGTGGGGCTGGTGGTGCAAGTGGTGCAAGTGGTGCAAGTGGTGCAAGTTCTAACTCTAAAAATAATTCAAATAATAAAGATTTAGAAAAAGTTCAAGAAGTGTCTTTATTCGGTGAATTTGGGGATTCTATAATGGAAATTGTAAGAGACACTTATAAAAAATTTAAAAATTTTATACTAGGATATTTTATAATTCCAATAATGTTTGGATCATTTGCACCTGCACTTCCATTTTTTGTTGTCATGGCGGCGATGTTTGCTATGTTAAAATATTTAATGAGATTTTTTCGCAAATTATAATAAATATAATATATAATGGATTTATACTATTTTTATAATGGAATGAATAATATAATTAATTTATCGATAAACCATAAAGATTATATTTTTAATTCTAAACAAATTCATAATGATCCGCTTATTTTATTAAATTTAGAATCATCATTTAATTTAAAAGGTGGTGCTGCAGCAGGACTAGCAGGAGCAGCAAAATCAGGACAAGGAAAAGGAGCATTAAAAGGTGCAGCGGGAAAAGATGCAGGAAAAGGTGTCGGAAAAGAAGGAAAAGAAGGAGGAAAAGGGGGAAACAATACTAATAATGATGAAAAAGCTGAAGAATTAATGAAAGCTTTTTCATCAAATATTACAACCAAACTTGTAAAAAAACAGATGCAATCAGATCAAAAAAAAGAAAAAAAAAAACTTAAAACTGAAAAAGAGTTAGCTAAAACAGAAGAAGAAAAAAAAGAATTGGAATTAAAAGAAAAAGCATTAGAGGAAGAAGAAAAACAGGCTGAACAAGAAGAAAAAGAAATAGCAGCAGAATTAGAATCTAAAGAGTTGGCTGAAGAAGAAGAAGCTCAACGAAAAAGAGATCAAAAAGAATCATTATCTTCAAAGGGTGCTAATGCCTTAAAACTATTAATTAAAATTGTAGTTTTTTTAACATTTATAACACTTCTTCCTATAGCACCATTTATTGCAATTAGTTATTATTCATTTAAAAAATTAAAAGATTATTATGACAATCAAATTGTAACTTTATAGAATTAATTTTCTAATATATATATAATGAGTTATTGTACATTAGATGAGGCATTTGAAACACCCTTTAATCAATGCATTAAAAAGAAAAAAAAAACTAAATTAAACTGTAATAAAAATAAAAATAAATTTACTGAAAATTATAAAGACTATAATTTAGATACAAATTTAAAAAAAAAATCTACATTTGAGCCTTTTGAAAATTATAATCCTGCTGAAGCTTTTGAATATAATGAAAATGATAATAAACCTATAAAAGAAATTGTTGATATTGATATTAATAATAGTGATATAGAAAATAGCGATATTGAAAATAGCGATATTGAAAATAGTGATATTGAAAATAGTGATATTGAAAATAGTGATACTGAAGTAATTAAAAAATCTCATAATTCAAAAAGGAATAATTCAAAAAGGAATAATTCAAAAAAGAATAATTCAAAAAAGAATAATTCAAAGAATGGTTCTGCAAATAATGATTCGAATGCTCAAATGAACGAAATTAATAATAAAATTAACTTCTTAATTAATCAGGTTAATGATGATAATAGTTTATTATCTACTAATTCTAATAATTCTAATAATTCTAATAATTCTAATAATTCAAAAAGTTTAGAAAGCAATATGCATGATATAATATTATTTATATTATTTGGTGTATTTGTAATATTAATTCTTGAAGCTCTTTATAAATTGGTAGTCAAAATATGTAGACATCAAACGTTTAATAGTGTTTAATAGTGTTTAATAGTGTTTAATAGTGTTTAATAGTGTTTAATAGTGTTTAATAGTGTTTAATAGTTTTTAATAGTGTTTAATAGTGTTTAATAGTGTTTAATAGTTTTTAATAGTGTTTAATAGTGTTTAATAGGTTTTAATAGGTTTTAATAGAGTTAAACTAGTTCATTAAATAATTAGTTTTTTTATTAATATCCTTAAGATAATTTGTATTGTATATTAAATTACCTGAAGGTTTGTAATCATTTATAGATTTTACATTTGTGCTATTGTTTAACATAATATTATTTTTAGGTTGTGACTCTTCCTTTTTAAACCAACTAATAATTAATAAATTTGGATGTGTATAATTAATTTTAAATCCATTTTTACTAAGATTAATTACTAAATAATTTATACATTTATCTAAATTATATAATGGTATTCCATAAATAAATTTAGGAATAATATAAAAACAACAATTATTATAAGGGTTTAATTCGGCTGCTCTAAGTATCTTTTTATGACATTGTTTTAATACATTATCATATATTTCTTCTTTATGTTTTTCTTTTTTAGATTGATCATTAAATAATTCATTAATATTTATCATTGACATTATTTAAAAATATATAATAAAAAAATATTATATAAAAAACTATAAATGATAGAAAATATAGTATTCAGTGGAGCTGGAATAAGAATATACAGTTTTTTAGGGTTTATTAAAGCATTAAATGAATTTGACTTACTCTCTAATATAAAATCTATTATAGGAACATCATCTGGATCATTAATAGCTACATTATGTGTATTAAATTTTAAATATAATGAAATAGAAGAAATAGTATTAAAAATTAACACATCCAATCTCAAAAATATTAATACCGAAAATATAATGAGTTTCTTTAATGATTATGGTGTAGATGATGGTTCAAATTTTTCACGAATAATACGAATAATATTTCAACATAAATTTAATAATGAAAATATAACATTTAAAGAATTACACGAAAAAACACACAAAAATCTTATAATAACGGCGACGTGTGTTAATACAATGGAAATAGAATATTTTGACCATGAAAAAACACCTGATATACCTGTAGTAAATGCACTATTAATGTCTATAGCAATACCTATTATTTTTAAACCTGTTAAATTAGGTGAAAAATATTATGTTGATGGTGGTTTAATTAAACATTATCCTATAGATTATTTTAAAGACTCTAAAGAAAAAACATTAGGGATATTAGTTGTAAATAAATTAAATAGTTTTAATGAAATTAATAGCATTAAAGATTATATTTATAATGTTATGACTTGTTCTTTTATAAATTTGGTTAAAAATTGCTATGAAGACTATAAAGATAGTACTATATTAATTGAAGACAATACAAATTTTATTGATTTTGATATTGAATATAACACAAAAATTAATTTAATAGAAAAATCATATAAGGCTACAAAAACTCATTTAGAATCTTATTTAATTATAAGTTAATTATAATCCACTAATAATTCCTTTTAAAGAGTCTATATTATTTGTCAATTCTTCGTTGGGTTTGTCTTTAAATTTAAATGTTGGATAACCATCAACTTTATATTCCTTTGCTAATGCTTTTTCTTCACTAGAACCTTCACAATTAATTCGTTTAATATTAACTTTATTGGTGATGGCACTATTGTTTTCCATTTCAGCTACTTTTGGTTTAGCTTTTTTGCAGTATCCACACCAATCCACATAGAAGAAATATAATGTTGGTTTTTCACTATTAAACCCTTCATTATTTTTATTTACATAGTATACTACTAATACAACTAATACAATAACTAATACACATACGACACATTGTTCAACCTTAATACCTTTAAACACATTATTCACTTTATTTGATCCTCTTTTCATTTTATAAATATAACAAACATATTTTTTTTAGTTTAACTAATAAATAAATTATAATTATTATTAATATGAATAATATTAATAAACTTAATAAACTATATTCTATTGAAGATGGTATAATAGAACTATTATATAAAAAATATAAAATAGATTGTTATACTGAACATACACGTAAACATAATACTATAACTAAAAATGAATTATTATTAAATATTAATACAAATTTAATTAATTGGGAAGATTTATTAGATACATATATGGAAATTGAAAGTTCATTATGCTATTATGATATTGATATACTTAATTTGATTTTTAACTATATTTTTATAAATAAAACATTAGAAGAAAACGATTATGATAACAAATCAAGTTTTATGGACTCTATTTATTATTATCTTGGTTATAAAATAGAAAATAAACACTATAAAATTAATTTTAAACACTTTGATAAAAAAGCATTAACTATAAATAAATTAATAAAGCCATCATATTTACACATTACAAATAATATTATAATACCTAATTCGTATTGATATAATTAATGATTTTTTCATTGCATAATGTATTATCAATTGTAACTAAATCATAACTAGATATTTTAATATTTTTTAATTCTTCTATAGTATGTATTGTATTTGAAATATGCAAATAATGACCATTTGTATTATTTTCACTTATTATCCCAACAAAATCATTATTTATAATAGTTAAATCATTACTATTAATATATATCATGTCTTTTACAATTGATAAAGATACATTATAAGTAGTCAATATATCACACCATTTATAGTTATCACTATTTATATGATTATAATTATAAATTCCTAAATTATCAATTATAATAAAATTATGATTTATTGCTAATTTATGTAATGCATTACCATAATTAATATTAAAATTATCAATATTATTACTACAAATCTTAAGTGCTAAAATTTTACTACCTATATTATCCACTTGTCTTACTAATTCTTTTATGTTTGTTAAATTGCATTCATAACATATTTTACTTTTTTTAATTTTTATTAAACGTTTTATTTTTATTGTTAATTGGTTATTGTAATTAAAATAATCATTTTTAATAATATTTTTAGAAATAAGTAATTTTATAATATAATTTTTATCAAATAAAGAAAATACTTTATATTTTTCTATATGTTTAACAGAATTATTATCATAAATATTAAAAACGCAATTAATAGTTAATTTATTTGCTTCTAAAATTGAAATATATTTAAGAAGTTTAAACCTATTATCTAATACATCATTAAATAAAACTACACAGTTATTATCTTCATAAATACCATCAACAATTCTATTTTTATTAAGCATTAGTAATGGAATATTATGATTATATGATATTATAGATGCTATATGTTGCATACAGTTACACATGCCAATTATATTTGTCGATTCTATATATTTGAGTTTATCATATATAAATTTAACTATAGTATTATTTAAATATGGATATGATAGTAAATTATTAAATTTACATTTGATAGTATTATTATCTAATGTAATTATATTTTTATTAAATAAATCTATAATTAGATTATCCATTAAACAATAATTATACGATAATCCTTAAATAATTTAATCAATATTTTCAATATTTTCATATCTATTTACTAAATTAGCCTCTTTAATTGCTACAATTTTATCATCATCATCAAATAAGATGACACATCTTCCATTTGGTAATATTTCTTCAATAACACCTTTTTTATTGTTGTAAGATTCGGTTGCAAGATTTTGAGTCACTATTTTATCTCCAACATTTAATCTATTACCATCAATTTCTATATTTTCTAAATCATCTATTTTAATGTCTTCACATTCACCTTCGTCACATTGAAGATCACAAGTATTAGATTCACATCCATAAGATTCATCAACATTGCAACAATCAGATTTTTCATTGCATTCATTAGTTGATTCTCCGGTGGATTCATTAGTTTCATCAGTTTCATGTGGCATGCCTGGCATGCCACCCATCATATTTTTAAGATTACCCATAAGATTAGGGTCGCTCATCATTTTTTGTATTTCTTCATTTTCCATTAAATTTTTCATTGATTCAGGATTAAACATTGACATTAAATTCTCCATTTTTATAAATTATAGATACAATTAATTTTTTTTTTTTAACCGCTATTCTTTAATTTAAAGATTATTTTTCATATAAAATATATGAAAAGTATACAATTGTTTCATTCATACAATTATGTTAATGAAACATTTATACATGATAATAAAAATATTTATGATAAAAATAATAAATTAATCTACTCTTTACTGAATATTCCAAACAATAGTGATTTATACAACATTCAACTTCAAAGAATATTAAAAAAGAAAATATTTTCTAAAAAAAAAGATAATAAATCATTTTACACAAAACACAATATAAAAGTATTCTTATTATTAAAATGTAATGTAATACGCCATTATTTAAGACTAAATAAAAGTATTCCTGAATTTGACTTATTATATAAAATTATTTTAAATAATATTATCATTAATAAGAATGAGTTTATACACAATGTAATATGCATTAATAAATCATATAATAAGAAATTTTCATTAAACAATACTATCATTAATGATTTTAATTTTTTTAATTTAAATGATTACTATTTAGATATACGTTCTAAAAAAATAATTGAAAAAAAAAAAATAATAATAAAAAAATATAATGTAAATGGATGTATTATTTATTATGATTTATTAAAACTCCTTATAGAAGAATTTATTACATATAAAAATACTATTATTATAGGTACTCAAGACCAAAATAGACAATTTAATATTATTAATACAATTTATTGTATTGATAAAAATAACGTTTATGATACTATAATAGTATTAGACACTTCTATTGATATTTCTAAACTTAAATATTCCAATATAATTGTTTGTGTAAATAAAACTATTAAAATTACTATAAATGAAGTACTATTGTTATTAGATAAATTCTTTAAAATTAATTTATATAAATATAAATTAACTAATAAACTAATTTACAATTTGATTAATATATGTGTATTTAGAAATTATTCCCAAAAATTAATAAAGATTAATGAACTTAAACTACACGATAATAAAGCTATAAACATTAAACATTTTAGGATTGATAACAGCGAATTAATACATAGTACATGTTCAATATGTGTTACTAATAAAATAAATATTGAAACTTCTTGTAATCATCATTTGTGTAGTGATTGTGTATCTAAAATATTACATAAAAATAAATTAACTTGTCCGTATTGTAGAACAAATATTAATATAAATAATTTAACATATTTAGTAAAATCTAAAAATGATATTGTATCCGATAAATCTACTATTAATAGTAAATATAAATATTTAATAAAAAAATCAATGAAACATGATATTTCTATTATATCAAATTATGATTCTAAAAATAATTGTTTAAAAAATTTATATAAATTTATGGGTATTAATCCTAATATATGCTCAATAAATAATATTATTAGTAATATTACTAATATTACTAATAATATTTATTTTTTAGATAAAAAAGAAAAACATGATATTAATAGTATTTCAAATAGTCTAATTAAAAATGGTTTAATTAACAATGGAATAAAAAAAATTAATTTAAACTTTTTTAGTTGAATTTGCAATAAATAGTGCTACATGTGAGAAATAATATGCCGCAAATGCCCCTAAAAATATAAGAAACCATAATGGGAACAAAGTTTTATTTGGACCAGAACCAAATTGTTTTAGATCACCATCCTTATTATACATATGCGATGGTTTCAATATAATAATAATAGCCATAAGTATTAAATAAATTACAAATGCTAATTGTATTCTAAAATTTTTTCCCATATTAATATAACATAATTTTTTTTTTATTTTTATTAGACTATATTATGAATTTATCAATTATTATTTTATTTTTAGTAATATTGGTTTTATACAATATTCAGTCGAATATATTTAAAACAATTACGTATACAGAAGAATATACTCTAGGAATTACTAATAATAATAATATTAAAAAATTTGTGGAATTATTTTTGCCATTAACGGATCTTAACATAAACATAAAACATTATTCAGATAGCACTAAATTATTAGAAGATGTAAATAATAATACTATTGATTTTGCTATAACAAATGAAGATAATTTAATGGATGCGCATCTTGGACTAAATAGTTTTAGTAATAATAAATTAGAACACTTGCGGTTTATAACAGGGCTTTTTTATAATTATCAATATTTTTTAACAGACTTATTCTATAGCGATACTAATAAATCTATATATCTTAAAGATATTAATGATATTAAAAATTTCTATACCATTTATAATAGGCATATTATTATTGGAACAGAAGAAAGTGATAGTGATTCATTTATGTCACTTATTATATTATTATATGTCTATGGGTTTAATCCTGTCAATATAAAATCAAAAAATACATCTAAAAAATACAGTGCAAATACTGTTTTTTATTCTAATTATAATAGTAATGAATTGTTTGATAAATTTAATAAAAATGGTATTGATGCAATTTATTTAGTAAATATTTATAATTATGGTAAAATAAGGGAAATTATTAATACTAAAGATGTATTATTTTTAGATATAACTTATAATAATACCATATTTAATGATGTTTTTTCCAATTATTTTTACAAAAAGAATATATCTATAAGTAATTTTAGCGAAGATTTAGATTCAACATATACTTTTGAAACAAAAGCAAGCAGAATATTATTGATTTGTAATGTAAATACTAATAAAGACGCTGTTGAAAAATTAATTAAGTTATATTATACACATAACGATTTAATTATTAATAAATTATTAGAAAATGAAGATTTAAATGAAGAACACACTACATTTGAGCCTTTAGATATGTCGTATATAAATAAATATATTAAAATACATGGTGGAGCTTATAATTATATGAAAGAATTAGGATTTATTATTGATGATAGTATAAAAAAACAAATTACATTAAATAATAATGAAAACTATAAACATTATTGGAAATATAATAAGATTGGATTAAATAACTTTACATTAATAGAATAAATATAAGTATATTAATAAATATAGTTCACTTATTAATTTTATTTTTATACATACTATTTTTGGTATTATGTTTTATATTATTTATTATAGAGATTGTAAACTAGCAATATATTTTATGTGGATTTTAATAGTAATCTCTATAATTAAATTAAGCATTTTATTTAAATATAATGATTTATGTGAATTTGCAAATAAAATGTATTGTCCTATTAAAAAATAATAGTATATAATATAAATGAAGTGTAGTGCTAATCTAGAAAATATAAATTTAATATTAATTATTGTTATTATTGGACTTTTAATTTATTACAACATAAATAAAAGGGAAAATTTTCAAGCTACAACAGCAAGTAAATATATTCCAACACATCATAGTCACCCACATACGCATACAGAAAATGGTATTACAGATCCTGATCATACACATACAGAATATGAAGAAGATGAAGAAGATGAAGAATTAGAAGATGAAGTAGAAGAAACCGACACTACTACACAAGCAGCACCAACTACACAAGCTCCAACTACACAAGCTCCAACTACACAAGCACCAACTACACAAGCTCCAACAGCAGCACCAACCGCAGCACCAACCGCAGCACCAACTACATTAACACCAGCACCAACTACAAATAATTAATTAATTATATTAATAAATAATATATTTATTTATATTAATGTATTTTAACTTAAATCAAATTTTATGTATTTTATTAATTATAATATTATGTATTATAGTTTACTTTAAATTTCTAAAAGAACCTTTTAACTTTACTAATATTAATTCAGAAACGACACATGCAGGTACAACAGTAGCAGGCACAACAGTAGCAGGCACAACAGTAGCAGGTCAAGAAACGACACCAGTAGGCACAACAGTAGCAGGTCAAGAAACGACACATGCAGGTACAACAGTAGCAGGTCAAGAAACGACACAAGCAGGCACAACAGTAGCAGGTCAAGAAACGACACAAGCAGGCACAACAGTAGCAGGCACAACAGTAGCAGGTCAAGAAACGACACAAGCAGGCACAACTAACGCTGGTAGCACTACATCATCTAATTCTTTAAATAATCATATTAAAAATAGAATAGGGTTATATCTTAATGTAAATGATGAAGGTAAACTTCAAATTCAATTACTACATTCGAATGGTACTCTCTTTGAATCACCTCCTCAACTTAAATTTAAATCTTTTGTAGAATTAAGAAATTGGTGGAATTCACCCGATGACGATACAGTAAAATTTTATTATCAACCAGATAATCAACAATCTAATTATGGCTTTGGATATAAAAAATTATATAAAGAAGATACTAAACAATTAGAAGAATTTGAAAAGCAATATGATTATTTAATAAATCATCATGGACATTATCATAACCATACAACTCAAACAGGTATTTCAATTAATAATGGAACCCAAGTTATATGGAGTAAAAAAGGTAAATATTGGCCACATATTCATGCATCAGATGGTTTTGATCCATGGTACAAACCATTTGAAGCTCAAAATTCAACTGTTCCTACACAAAATAATGCTCATCATTAAACTTACGCAATTAAACTAATTGGAGCCATATTTTTAGATTCAAAATCACGCATATATTTCATGCGTTCATTGTAATCATTTGGATATGCATAATCTGGTCCATCTAAATTTGGATATAATTTAGAATCTTTTTGTTCTTCACAACACATATTACAGTCCATTCCGGAACATTCATCAGTTTTTTTACAATTATAACAAATGGGTTTATTTCCGTCTATATATTCTTTATAACCTATTAATTTAACATTAGTAGGCATTTCACAGAACCCATTTTTACATCCTCCTCTCCCATTGGGATAATTCTTATTTTTTTTATAATATGGACAATCTTCGTTATATAAACAGGGACTATCATATATCCCTAATGAATTATTATTTTTACTTAATGAAATACAGTCGTTTCTATTATTAGCATTTTTGAAGAAACAATAATTATTATCATGGTCGTAAATCTGTTTTTTCTGTTTTGAATTAATAAATTTATTATTTTTGTCCTTATCAAGATTGATATCACTATTAAATTTATCTGCCAATTTAAAATAATTTTTTTTGAATTTAGAAAATGCAATATTTTCTTGTATATCTGTTCCTAATATAATAATATCATTAATATAGTATTTGGTATTGTAATTATCAAATAACATATCAAAATATACTATATAGTGACTCATTTTATTATCTCTGTATACTCTCATTTTAAATATAAACTGTTCTAAATGAGATTTATAATCAGCCTTATATGTTAACAGTTGGTCTTCAATATATTTATAGCGTTCATTATTAACGTATTTCATTTCATATAATTTTTTATCAGCTTCCATACTAATATGTTCTAATATCCACTCTTTAACTAAATGATATGAATATAATAAAGATTTATCGAAATCTATTTCTGTTAATACTGATATATCGCCATTAAATTTAAAATGTTTTTTATGTTTTAATGTAGATAAAATATGGTCAAATTCTATAAGAGATAATTCGCGTTTAATAATCGGATAATTTGTCATTCTATCTAATTTTTTTATAATTTCTATATTTTGTGTATTAATGTCATCAAAATCTTCATTTTCTTTTGTTTTATTTTTAATTTCTAATTTTTGCCTTAAATTTTGATATTCTACTTTACCTAATTTTAAGAAATTATCATATTGATTTATAAATTTACTATCTTTTTGATAATCATAATTATCACCTGCTACAAATTCTTTATTTTGATCATATTTATTTTTTGGCATAGTATTAAAATCATAAAATCGTACAGCATTAGTAAATTTTTCTTTTACTACAAGGGAATAAAAGAATAATATTATTAGTAATAATAATGTTAAGTATAGTAATATATTCATTAATATAATAATATATTAAAAAGAAAAATAATACTAATATTTAATGGATGATAATAGCAATAATGAAACTATTATAAATGAAAAACTCAAAAGAAATAAAGAAATACGGTGTGAACTAAGTGAATTAAATGACAAAATTAAATTACTAAGACACGAAAAAAAAATGAATGATATTTTTATATTTAATAATTGTCAACATAATTGGGTTCTTGATAGAAGATATTTCCAATATGACGAACGTCCTAACAGATGTACTAAATGTAATCTTGTTAAAAATTAATATATAGTTATATTATAAAATGGTTAAAAAATTATTTTCATCGAGAAAAAATATAAAAAAATTTAAAAAAATAATGAATGGAGGATCGCAATATTTTTGCACTGAATGTGGTGCACCTTTAGATTTAAAACATAAATTCTGCACTCAATGTGGATCACCTATAAAAAAAAAGAGTATAAAACATGTATCTAAAAAAAAATATTGCTCTGAGTGTGGTGCACTTATAGACTTGTCGCTACAAAACCCACCATCAAACTCAGCAAAAAAACCATCAATAACACAAAAACCATCAATACGGAAAAAAACAAAAAGACACAAAATAACTCAATGTGAACTAATCAGAGGAAGAAAATCACAAGATATAGCACAAGATTATAAAGGTAATGGAAAAAAGATAGCTATATTAGTAGCTGGAAATGCTGGTAGACCTGGTGGAGTATTAGGTAAGATGGATGGAAGTGGATTAACACATCATTATAAACCCCCATATAAATATACAACGCAAGAAGAAGATATAGTTGCTTCATGGCTTCAAGCTGAAGAAAAGAAATTTAATAATCCGACTTTTAACCCTAATATAGTCTTTAGAAAAAATTTAGGATCATACGTTAGTGGTGGAAGAAAATGGGGCATGTTATATCCAGACTTACATGTTGGAAGTCCTAAATCTACACATACTATACAAGGAAGAGATTTTACTCATCCATTTTACAATAGTGCAAAAGGACAAAGAATGGATCAAGCTCAAAATTATAATTTTGCTTACACATTAAAAAACAAACCTATTTTTGATTCAAAAAAAAAATATATTAAAAGGACTGATTTAGTATTTGTATATGGACCTAATGTAGCATATATAGGAACATCACCAAATAGTAGTGGAACACGAACACTCGTTAAAGATTATGATTTTAACAGAGATTATGATGTATTTAGAGAATGTGTTAAAACTGCTTTAAAAGCCGGATTAATTGAAATGTATAATAATAAGATAAAAATAGCAATTTTAGCACCTATTTCAGGTGGTATATATTCTGGAAGAAAATCTGAAACAAATAAAAGTATTAATAAAGAATATATTGATATTGTTAATGAAATTTTAAATGAAAACGACGCGGTTCTAGGAAGACATTTTGAAAAAGTAATTTTCCCAAAACTATAATTTTATTTAATTATAGTAATATATTCTTATTTTGAGATAAAAAACTTTTATAAGATTTGCAAAATTGATTTTTTAATTTTTTTTTAATTATTAACATTATTTACACAAACAATGTCTAGTGCACTTACATTCAATCAAACTAATACTATTATTAATAATGCAGTTCATTCAACCGCAGGTTCCATAAATGAAGGTGGTATTATTAATGATCTAAAAAGGCGTGGATTTACTTTATTTAATTGTTTGTGTGAAATAATTGCAAATTCTATTGATGCAAAATGTACTAAATTTAGATTTATAATTACACCTGATTATATTAAAATAATTGATAATGGTTCAGGAATGACCTTTAAAAAACTAAAAGATATGTTTGATATGTTAAAATCAAATCATTTAAACGATAAGAGTATGGGTATTTCTGGATTGGGTGGAAAAGCAGCTACGCTTACATTATCAAAAGAGCAAAATGTAACTATTTACACATTTGATGGAGAAAAATATTTAACTGCAGATGTGCCATGGGATGACATTGTAGAACAACAAAAATATATCGATATGATTAAAATTTCTTTGATGAATGATGAATCTATTGAAGAATTTAAAAATGATAGAGAAGGTCATGGAACAACAATTATCCTACCATACGATACTGAAGTGCATGAAGAAATTGTAAAAAATTTTAATACTGATAGATTAAAACTAAGAATTAATGAAAGATTTGATGTTATTTTTGGAAATTTTCCAAATGTAGAAATCAGTTTGACTGATAATACTGATCCTACAAATAATATCATTTTACAACATTATGATTTTTTTAGCAAACCAGACCATAGTTATTATAAAGGTATTTTTAAGTATTTAATTCACGTATTTTGCATATGTGAAAAATCTAAAATATATAGATTTATTTGGGAAAAAAATGAAGAAGAGTATTTTGAAATTATACCATGCGGTAGAGGATTATCTAAAAAGTCTTCACGAGTTAGTTATCCAAATTTAGAACCTGTTGCAACTTTTACATTTACTAATGCATTGATGAAAAATAATAAAATTTTTAATGAAGAAAATCCAGGTCATTTATGTAAAACAACTATGGGGCAAGATTTAGGTGAATATGATAATAATTATTTTATTACCAAAGACAATTATGATATTGTTAAAGAAGACTTGTCAAAATGCTCAATTATTAGAAATAATCAAGTAATTAATTATTTAAGTTTTGACAAATTTAAACATAGTAGCGCAAGAGGTAATGTAGAATCTCTACTGAAAACAATTTTCCTTAGGAGCAAACTTAGTTATCAAACATTTTCAAGTTGTAATAATCATCTTGACTTCATTATGGGAATTCAAAGTAATAAAAACCAATTAAATCCAAAAGATATTCCAGTAAGTTTGATTCGTTTGTTAGAAGATATTAAAACTGACTGTTGGGATACTATTAATAAATATTTTAAAGATGTTACTGCAGCAGCAGCAGAAGCAGCAGCAGCAGAAGCAGCAGCAGCAGAAGCAGAAGCAGTAGCAGCAGCAGCAGCAGCAGCAGCAGAAGCAGCAGCAGCAGAAGCAGCAGCAGCATCAGCAGAAGCAGAAGCAGCATCAGCAGCAGCAGAAGCAGTAGCAGCAACAGCCGAAGCAGAAGAAGTAGAAGACAAAGAAGTCAACGAAGAAGTCAACGAAGAAGTAGAAGACGAAGAAGTCAACGAGGAAGTAGAAGACGAAGAAGTAGCAGCAGAAGACGACGCCGATGAAGAAAATACAGAAAGTATTCATCTAGGTAATCATGGACATATTGCTAGAAATATAATTGAGAATTTAAATGAAGATGATGGTAACCTTAATACTTATATAGAAACTATTACTAAATTAGAATTAATTCAAACTATTAAAACAACATTTGATGAAGCCAAAGATAGATTTGTAGCAAATATTAATCATTGTGAAGGTGATATATATTCAAAAAGTATTCTAGATAAATTAACTGATTATTTGAATAAAATAAGTGTTATGTAAAAATAAATGAATTAAATAAATATAAATAAATGTTATTTTCCTTAAAACAAAACTGTTAATATTCATCATCAATAAAATCGTCATCTAAACCAGCGTCATCGCCATCGTCATCAGCCATAACATGAGCTTCTTGTTCCTGCAATATATCTTCTTGGTTATTTCTATTATATTCTTCGACCCAATCTTGATATTGTTGGTCTGTCATATTTGGACCTAATTCTTCTAAAGCTCTATCTCTATTCAATGCATCAATTTCTTCGTTGCTATGAATTAAATCATCATTTTCGTCAACTTGTGTAGCAGGTGCATCAAAGAAAAGCTCTTTATTCGTCTTACTCCCTAAATCTTTCCATGAATCAATTCCAAGTGATATCATAGTTTTAAGAGCTTGTCGAGATTCTTTATCAAGATCTTCTATAAATTTAAGATTATTTTCTTTTTCTATATCACTTTTCTTTTCAATATTTTCATTTATATTAGATTGAGTAAATTTATCACTATTTACAGTATATGTATGTATAGTCATCAATATATCATAAATAAGATTATATGTTTCACTAATAGATGTAGTTGTAAAATCTTCATCAAATAACTCACTTCCTAAATATATATCTTCACCTATTTCATCTCCACTCAAAGACATATTATTTATATTAGTTGCTTTAGCTGATGCTTTAGCTGGTGCTTTAGCTGATGATTTAGCTGATGCTTTAGCTGATGCTTTAGCTGATGCTTTAGCTGATGCTTTAGCTGGTCCTCCACCAAGAGCTGCTAATAAATCAATAGATTCATCATCTCTAAATGTTGGAGATAATGGTATTTTTGATGATGTATCATGTCCCACTTTATATTGAAGCATTTCTTTTACAATTATAATAAATATGAATTCAAGCAAACTGCTTAAATTTTCATTTGTTATTTTACTAAACTTTTCTATAGTAGAGCAATTATAAATATGGTCTTCACTAAAAATATTCTTTAAATTATTAGTTGATTTCTTTATTATTTTCAATAAATTAACATAAACTAATTCAGTATTATTTGTTATTTTTCTATTAATATATTTTTTCACCAATTCATTATCATTTAATGCATGTGTGGTAAGATTAGAAATGTATGATTTTTCTATTTTCCAATTAGAAGGAATATAAATTTGGTCATCACTTTTATTACTTTTAATTTTTGAAATAGTACCACTTAAATAAGTATAAATACATCTATACAATATTCCTATTTTTTGTTCAAATAATAATGAATCGGCTTCTTCCTTACCCAATATTCCAATATTCTCTTTATGAATATTACTTAGTGTACATAATGTTTTAAGTGCTTCTTTAATATCATTTGTTTTATGTTTATCAAAATCATTAAATAGCTGTATTAATTCGTCTTTTTCAACGTCTAATTGGACATTAAAATCACTCCACCCTTTATTTATAGTAGATTTGGTATTATTTTTAGTTAAATAGTCAATAAAATTAGTCAAATATATATTAGATTTTAATAATGAATTACTATTAACAATATCTGTTAAAGTATTTATTATGTTTAAATTATCATTTCTTATATTATTTTCACTCCGCCTATTTATAAAAATAGTGTGTAATAAATTATAATATTCATCTTTTCGATACATTTTTTGTTTTATAATATCTCGTTTTTCACCAGTTAGAATACAAATATCATCTACGTATTTATGTTTTTCACCTTTAAAATCGCCAATTGAAATATATGTTTCAAACAACATTGTAATAGTTTCTTGATCTAAATCTTCTTCAAGTGGAAACATTATTTTTGAAAAACTTGGTAAAACTATTCTTCCTTCATTATTGATACATATATTAGTTGTATGTAATTCATCTGTATAATTTTCAAGAATAAAATTATTAGATACATATTTTTCTAATAAAGCATCCTGTTTATAAAAATTCAATAAATTATTGTATTCAGAATTTAGCTGCGTTAAACAGCATGATTGTTGATATCCTGATGGTGAAAACAAATTATTTTCAACACTACTTTTATTTATAATTCCATCTAACTCAGAAATAAATTTTAATGAGTAGTAATTTGATAATTCAATTATATTTTTAGGTTTTTTACTTAAATCAGAACTATTAAATGTTTCTTTATTAATTGTAAATTGTTCTAATGGAGGATTAAATTTAATCCATTCACTATTTACATCCACATCTTGTTTTGTAATAGTTTCACTAATATACTTTCTTTTAAGAGCATATTTATGTTTAATATAGTCATCATTATATAATTTTTTAACAATATCTAATAAAACTAAATCAATCTTCATCTTTTTTAAACATTTCCATATACTATCACCAGTACGCAATTGTTCTAAAATACAAGAAATATATTTAATTCCGTTTATATTGTTATAGTTTTCATCTAATGGAAATCCTTCTAAACTTGTTTTACATTTACTATGTGTTTTATTAATTGTGTAGTGGGGTATAGCCGTTTGAAGTAATATAAATAAATTTGCTGTAGTATAAAAGATAGTATTAATATTTACATATATTTCATAATTTTTATCAATTGATTTTGGTTTACCTCTATATGTTTGCTTCCAAATATCTTTATTTTTAATATGCGTTTTAATCAAACCTTCAGATTCCTTTATTACCCGTAGTTCATCATGTGTATTTAATTTAATACCCATAATAGTTAATAAAACTTGCATTATTTTAAAAATATCAATAGAATTAGTATCTTTCATATGAGTATTATCTTCAGCAAGATGTTTTTTAAGAGTTTCAACTAATTCATTATTTTCTATCGATGATTTTTCTTCATGTTCTTCAATAACTTCACTTGTTATATCTCGTGCTCCAGATTTTTTAAATCCTTCTACAGTTTCATAATTAGCATTAAATAATTCGTTTCCACAGTTCATGCACCAAATTTTACCTTTATCTTCAATGCCATATATTTTAATTGTTTCTTCGCGTAATTTATCATAATTATTATTATCCTTAAACATATGTATCATATTTTGATTATGTTTACAACATAACACTTTATTACCATAGTTACAATAAATATTTTTGTCATTTTCGTCATTTCTAATATTAGCTTCACGTCCATATTTTTTTATTAATTCATCTAGTAATTCGTAACGTTGTTTATCTTCAAGCAAAGCTATTTTTTCCAAATATAAATCTATTTTTAAATATAATGTTTCATATTTAGGATTTATTTCGTCTTTTTGTTCATCTTTAACTTCTTGTTCGGTAACTTCATAAATTCTTTTTTTTTGATTATTAATTAATTCAAGAAATTTAGTATAATTTTCTAATTTATTTGTTAAATTATCATTAAAATTTAATAATTCTTTTTGTGATGTCAATGTTTCATTATTATCTATGATTTGTCTATTTAAATCATTTAAATCATGTATAAGTTTCTCTAAATCTTTTGATACACATGAATTTTGTAATTCAGAAAATTTACATCCATCTAATTCTTTTATTGCAGTTTCTAATTCATTAATATTTTTAAATTGTTGATCACAAAAATCCTTATTAGTTTGTGTTATATTGTCTATATTAATACCTCCTTCTAAATTCCACATATGTTCGCCTGTAGAAAGTTGTATTCTTTTAAATATTTGTTTTTTATCATTATCTAAATGAACTAATGCAAAACTATTAAGTGGTACTAATTTTGGAAAGCCTAGTCGCATTTTATCTTTATCAACTTCAATATCACTATTATCATCTTTTTTTAAAGCATCTATGCTATGATATTCTTTAGAGATATAATTATCAATACATATATTTTTTTCTGCTACTAATTTTTCTTTTTCTTTCTCTATAGATTTTTCTAATTGTGTTTTATGAGTTAATAATGTATCTGTTTTTGTTTTTAGTTCTTCAACTATAGAATCCATATTAATATCTATCTTGTCTTGTATTTTTTTAACAATATTTTTAAAATAGAATTCACCATAATCAGGTTGTGATTTTAACCATTTTAAACGTGTTTCGACACTATCAATATCTAATTTAAAATAAGGATATGGTCCATATAATCCTTCGTATTGTTTAAGAGAATTATTTGATATAAATTCAAAATTTTTCATAACTTTATTATCCCCTTTTTTTAAAAATGTTTTAAATCGTGCATCATTTTTAATAGATTCACTAATTAAATTACTATTATTCTTGTACAAAATTTCTCTTAATGATAAAAATAATTCATCTGTTATATCATGTATAGATAAATTATAGTATTTTAACTGATTGGCTATTTCATTTAAATTATTTCCATTATAACTTCGTTTTATTTTATTTATTACTTCGGCGGTAGATGGAATAATACTTTTAATTAAATCACTATAAATTTTCTTATTTATCTTAGAATCTTTTTCACTAAATAAATAAGCTCTATAAATGTTATCATATAATGTAGCACAATGTCTATTTCCATCATTTGAGTTGAATACAACTGTAAAATCATCTTTAACTATTTCTACATTTTCAATAGAATCTGGGTCTTGGTCTGGAGCTGAAACAGGTTTTATAGTATAGTTTACTTCATCTATAGTTTCTATAGTTCCTAAAACTCCAAAATGTTCTTTTTCAAATGATTTAAAATTAATTATTCTGACTAAATTACCGACTTTGATTTCAGAATTTGCATATTGTATTTCTAATGTATTTAAATTTTTCAATAAATCTTTTTGTTGATAAGAACTATTAGCTACATCCATTAAATGATGTTTATTCAGATTATGTATATGTTGTGATTGCTGTGGCTTACACAAAAATCCTGAAATACTAATATCGCTACCTTTAACTAAATATTCATCATCATCAAATAAATTAAATTTAGTTGGACCTAATATTCTATGTTTATATTGTGACACTTTATATTTATTATTTGATAGAGTTAAAGAATTGTGTGTTAATACATCAATATCATTTTTTACATTTATTTTATATGTATTATTAGAGCTATTAGTATAATAATTTCCCATCGAATCATTCAATTCATTTATTTCATTGCTATAAGAATAATTAATACGTGCTTCAGTTTTTCTATATTTATTTCTTAAACCGATTTGTTTTACAATATCTTCTTCATTCGTTTTTTTTATAATATATCCATCATCAATTTCATCTAAATCGTCTCCTTGTAAAAGGGTTTCTTCAGTTTCTTTAACTTTGTATAGATTTTTCTTTTCATTTACAATTGGTATCAAATAATCATTTGAAAAATTACCATTTACATAATCATCTAAATTAGCAGTATAATTATTACCTTTAAGTTTATGCTCTTTAATTTCATTATTTTTAATATTAGAATGTGTATACTTCAATTCTTCAAAAAATTTAACACTATTATTTATTTTTCTCAAAATATATGGCTTATTTCTATCCTTTTCTGGAAATAATTTTACTGCTTCATTAATATAATCATCGCGCTGATCTAAATCATTAGATATGACTCTTTCTTCTGGAATAATTGTTTCTTCTAATATAACAACTTTATTAATTGTCGCATTATTCTCAATATCACCCTCTATTTCAAAATCAAAATCATTATTACTATTATTATTTTCATTGAGATATTCTTCATTATTAGAAATAGCCTCTTTACCTTTAGTATTTGGATCAGGAATATTTAATTCGTCATCCCCCATAATTGCAGATTCAATATTATCATTACTATTATTATTACTATTATTATTAGTATTTTCGGGATCAGGCATTTCTTCCTCACTATTATTATTAGTATTTTCGGGATCAGGCATTTCTTCCTCACTATTATTATTAGTATTTTCGGGATCAGGCATTTCTTCTTCACTATTAGATGATCCACTAGATCCACCATTTTGTTTTAATTTAGGTATTTCAATAAGTTCTAACAATTCGTCTTTCTCATTTATATCATCTAATGTAAAGTTTTCTATAGATGTCATAAATATAAAATAGTATTACATTTTTTTTTAGATATATAAAACATTTACATTTTATAAAAAATTGATTTAAAAATAAATTAATTTATTATTTAATAAGAGGATATGACTTATTTACAATGCCTAAATGAAATAACTAATTTTGAAGAGACTAAAAAAATTCTAGAAAATAAAAAATTATCTGTTAAAGAATATGGTAATTTATTTATAGTAAAATATGACAAAACTGTTTGTGATATGATTGATCCAGATGTAAAAAAATGTAGAGGTCTTATTTTAGAAAAAAACACTAATAAACTTGTGTGTGTTCCTCCACCTAAAGCAGAAAAATTAGATATTTTCAATAATGTGCCTATTGAAAAAACAATTTATGAAGAATTTATTGAAGGAACAATGATTAATATTTTTAAATATGATGGTAAAGTGTATATGGCAACACGGAGTTGTATCGATGCATTATGTCATTTTTACAGTAACAAAACATTTAATGCTTTATTTAGTGAAGTAATTGAATTGTCTAACTTTGATAGTATTGACGACAACATGAATTTATCATTTGTATTACAACATCCAGAAAATACTATTGTTACACAATATGAGAAACCAGATATTACATTAGTTTATGGAGTTACTATTGATGGAGAAAATATAGTAAATTATAATTTACAAGAGTTAAAATACAAGCTAAAAGATACAAATAAAGATTTAGATTTTAAAATACCAAATCAGTATACCGTAAAATCGCATATTGAAGTATATGACATACTTAATGGAATGAAACATAATGAACCAGGAGTTATTCTTAAGAATTTAGAATTCAATTATTTAAAAAGTAAAATTTGGAATCAACATTACAGTCATGTTAGACAATTAAAGGGAAATAGTTCAAGTAAAAAATATATGTATTTAGAACTTAGACAAAATAACGCAATTAGAGAATATCTAAATTATTTTCCAGATGATGCTGCAGTATTTGAAACTTACAGACTAGAATTATATGAAACAACAACTAAACTATTTAATTTCTATCAAAATTGGAAAGTACGAAAAAATAGTGATGGAATACATATATATCAAAAAGTTACAGAAATAGATTATGAATATAGACCTTTATGTATTGAATTACATGAAGCTTTTAAACAAACAAAAAAAATAACAGATAAAAGAGCTGTCATAAATTATATTAAAAATCTTCCTGTAGCAAAATTACTATTTGTAATTAATTATAAATATAGGTCAACTTAATTATTTTACGCTGGACCTCCACCATTATCTTTAAGATCAACCGTATCAACATTAATATCTTCTTTAGGTAATGATGATTTAGCTTTACCTTTACCTTTACCTTTACCTTTATCTACTTTAGCATTAGAAGGTGAGTCTTCTTCAGGTACTGATGATTTAACTTTAGGAACTTTTTTAGAAGAAGGCTTAAATACTATTTTTTTTTTAAATTCTTTTAGTACACTATTGCTTAAAATATCACATTGTTTAACTAATTCATCGCATGTTTGTGTAAAAATATCTTTTAGTCCTTTAATAGTTTCAACATTAATTCTAAATATAATTTTTTCTTCTAAAGGATGAGGATTCATGTATCCAACGAAAATATTTTTTTCTTTAAAGAGTTTATTAATATGAGATTGTAGTAAATGTCCTAATGTATGATTTTCACCTTCAATTACTATATCAAATGCTTTCATTAATACTTTAGATTCACGGATTTCTATAGATGATTCTTGTGATGACATTGATTTTTCAAATTCACTCATAAAATTCTTAATTTTTAGAACCATTTGTTTAATTCCTTCAAGCAATATAGTTTCAGGCGCCATAACACCACAACTTTCAATAGTGAATTCAAATATATTAGGATCACCATTAGAGTCTAAATGAAAACATCTTTCTGATTCTTCAATCATAAATTTAGATTTTAATTTAGGTGATTCACTTTCACCTGATTCTGCAATATATGTGTTATATTCTTTTTCTAATCTTTTTGGATCAACCTTATTGATAAAGCATACATTAGATACAGGTGAAAAACGAATATGTTCTTTACCAATTCCTTTAGATGATTTACCTTCCATATGAATTTTTTCACCTGTTCCATCAGGTGTTGGCTTTAATTTAGTTATAATAATATGATCATTTGTTATATGATTTTTAGGAAAGAAGGATTCATTATTTTCATAAGTATTAGTTTCTAAATTCATTATTTTAATGTCTTTAGTTGTAACCACAATTGGTACTGATCCTGTATGTTGAACATTCAATATAAATTTATATTTAGATGGATCATATGAATCAATATCTTCGGTATTAATAGGTATTAATCCTAATCTATGAAGAAGAAATTCATTATGAAGTGACGAATTATTTTCAATTACTTTAATATCTGATTTTTCATATTCTTCAGTTCTAAACCCAACTGTTTCAATTTCACTAATAATTAATCTTCTTAAAGAATTAACAAAACTTGTATTGCAATCAGTAACATCAAAATTAATTGTATCTTTTTTAGATTTATCAAAATTATCAAATTTAGTATTCATTATAATTAATTTATATATAAATTAATTAATTCAATTTTATTTAAGTAAGTATAAAAATATAAAAAAAAAAAAGTAAAATAAAATATATGAAAAAAGATATAATTTTTTATAGTAATTATTGTTCTTATTCTAAGGAAATTATTAATCAATTAGCTAAAACACCTATTCATGATAATATTATTTATGTTTGTGTAGATGATGATAACATTCAATTACCACAATTTGTTAAAGCTGTTCCAACAATATATTTAGTTAATGATAAAAAAATAGTCGTTGACGAAGCAATAAGTGGTTGGATTAAAGAAAAAATTAGCAAACCTAAGGATACAGAGCTTCAAGCTTATTATGGCGCTTGTGATAATAGTTATGGAGGAAGTTTTTCAACTATAGATGATAGTGAAAATAAACCATTTATATCCTCTTTTACATTTTTAGGAGATGAACAAAAAATAGAAACTCCTAATGGAGAAAATGTTGGCTCTTCTAATAATTCAATGGATGGTAAACAAAATTCTTTAAGTAATAGTTATGATAAGATGCAACAAAACCGTACTAATGATTCTAATTTGCCACAACGTAGATAGAAACTTTTTAGGAAAAAGTTTTAACAAAAAATAAACTTTTTAGGAAAAAGTTTTAACAAAAAATAAACTTTTTAGGAAAAAGTTTTAACAAAAAATAAACTTTAGAAAAGTTTTAACAAAAAATAAACTTTAGAAAAAAACTTTTCTAAAGTTTATTTAAAGTATAAGGTTATATTTATATATAAATTTATTAGTATATTTAAATGAGTAATACTTATTTAACTGCATTCAACAATTTAGTAATTAAATTTAATGATGATTTAATTATGACATTTCCAGAAGAAAATGATTTTAAAGTTTATAAGCGTGGTATTATGATGATTAATTCAGCTAACGCTAAAAAAATTTGTTCTTTATATAAAAATTATATGATTTTATTTAGGAAAAAGATAGAAGAAAAAGATGAATCATTTTTTTTAGAAAATAATTATACAGAGATTGTTAATAATACTAAATCTGAAGGTGTTGAAGGCATTATTCAAAAATTAAAAAATTATTGGAATGTACTAAGTTCCGCAAATAAAGAAAAAATATGGGAATATCTTTTATCATTAATTAAGTTAAGTGATATGATAAATTAAATAAACTTTAGAAAAGTTTTAACAAAACCTTAATTTTTTTGACCAACCTTTTTTATAGAAAGGTTTGCGTTAAATAAAATCTTTTAAATTATTTTTAATATATAATGACCCAAACAAATATAGAGTATTTTAATTCTACTTTTAAATTATTTATTAATAATATTATTAAGATTTATCCTGAATATAAAGAAACGTTGGATGAATATTATGGAGAACTATTAGAATTAGATAATTGTAATGATGATAAATATGTTAAACGATTTATGAGAAAATTCGGCAATCATAAAGAATTAATTTCTGCTAAAAATGATGATTTATTTAAAGATACAATTTGTTTTCTTAAGAATTTAGATTTCAAGGATATTTGGGAAAATGAAAAAACTGATGATTCAATTAAGAAAACGATATGGGATTATTTACAAACATTATTTGTAATTGGTGATACTATTATTAGTGATACAGATAGAATTAAATCTTTAGTTGAAAGTCTTAAGAAAAAGAGAAATAATGAACCTTTAGATGAAACTATAAATCCTGAAAATAAAGAATTATTAGATATGTTACAAAATTTATCTGAAAATAAGGAAGCTCCTAATGAAGATATATTATCAAATGGGTTAATTGGAAATTTGGCTAAAGAATTAGCAAGTGATATAAATTTGGATGATATGAATTTAAATATGGATGATGGAAATTCTAATATAGGAGATATATTTGGTAAATTAATGAGCGGTGATAATCCTATGAAATTTATGAATTTGATACAGGATGTAGGTAAAAAAATTCAAACAAAACTAACAAGTGGTAATGTAAATCAAGGAGATCTATTAAACGAAGCACAAAACATGATGGGAATGTTAGGTAATAATAATCCGTTATTTGATACGTTGCTTAACACTGCAAAAAAAGAAATGTCTAAAGAAAATCCACCGAATGTTCCAAGTTATAATAATCCTACACGTGATAGATTAAAGAAAAAATTAGAAGCACGAAAAAATAAAAACTAATTTAAAATTATTTTTACTTAATGTCTATTTAATAAAATAGACATTTTTTTTAATTGTATATATTAATGGATAATAATATTTGGTTTTCTAATATAAATTTACTTTTCAGTAAAGATAATTTATTTAAAATAGTACCAACATCAACGATGTCTATGGGTGAAAAAATTAATACTATTACACGATTTGCATTATATTTATCAATATTATTGTATTTAACATGCGGCAATTACCTCTATTTTTATATTATACTAGTAACTATTGTATCATCATATTTACTGTATGTATTTAAAGGGCGAGAATTTTTTGACGATGGAGATGATACAACTCATAATGATCTTAATTATGAAAATGTTAATGAAAATGTTAATGAAAATGTAAATAATGTTCTAAAAAATTGTCAAAAACCAACTAAAGATAATCCATTAATGAATCCTTTAATTGGTGATAATCCATACAAAAATAAAAAAGCTTGTAATGTTGAAAATAATACAGTATTAGAAAGTATAGATAAAAAGTTTTGTGATAGATTATATCAAAATACATCAAGTATATTTTCTAATAGAAATAACCAACAAAGATTTTATTCAATGCCAAATACACGTATACCTAATGATCAATCCGCATTTGCAAATTGGTTGTACAAAACACCTGTATCATGTGCATCAGGTGATAGTATGCTTTTAAAACAATATAGATCGTGTGCTTTTAATAGTAAAACGTTGGACGAAATTAATAAAGAATGATTTTAATTATAAATTATAAAAAAAAAATATAATTAATTATTATAATGTCAACAAACCGAAAATTAAGCAGTCTTAATTATGAAAATAATTGTTCTAAATTGAATACTGGTAAATTTGTTTTAGATACTAATTCTAATTTAATAAATGATGTATGTTATGAAAATAGTGAAATTAAACAAAATACTAATATTAATGACTATATGTTAAGTAATTATTCGTCGTGTGAATGTAATTTAGATAATGTTTTAAACACTTCTTTAGAAAATCAAGGTGTTATTGTTAAAGATGGATATGGTATTTCAGAATGCAATATTAATAATGACAGTGTATTAAGACAAGGGACAGTCAAACGGCATAATAAAACAGACCAACAATTATTTCCTCGACCATATTTGACAACACCATCAGTTTCTAAAGGAAAAGCAAATCCGAATTTAGAATCAAAGCTTTTAAATTCGCAAATGATTAAGAGACACGGTCAAATGCAGTATTATGATCAAGACCGAGTTTTCACACCACTTGTTCCTAATTTAGAACGGAATATTCAAAATCCAAAAAATATAATTCAGGATCACGTTACATGCAATTGGGTTCGTGGTGGTATTTCATCACGGGATTCAGTTAAATATGCTGATTACATGAACCGTTCTACAGATTCAGATGTTGTTAAAAATTTATTACAAAATAAAATGGGATGTCTTTACAATTAATTAATTTTTTTATTTTAAATAAATATCTTATATAAATATATATGAGTTCAAATAGGTTAATGTATGACACGTGCGAATATAGAACACGTTTAAATGAAAATGCGGGTACTTTAGAATACTTGTTAGATTCAGTAAGATATGAAAATTGTAATAAATGTAGAATGGAGCTTGGACTTGTTGGTGGAACAGCAGTAAGTCACATTCAAGGTAATTTAGTTGATCTTGAAACAGATTTAATGGGTATTACTCGTAAAGCTTCTCTTTGTCCAACCCAAAAATATACTTCAAGTTGTGCCAATCAAAATATAGCAAATTGTAAACCAAATAATATTGTTTATAAAGATACTAATGGCAATCAACATGTTATAGATACAAATAAAGTTCATTTACCATCATGTAATATGATCAGATATAAACCAGTTTCGTTGCCACCACAACCAAATTTTAGCACTTGTGGAAATTAATTTTCTATATTAATAGTATGAACTATAGAAAATCAATTAATAAAAGAAACCGCAAAATTAAACGTATAAGAAGTAAACGAAGTAAAAGAAGTATGCGTATTAGACAAAGGAGAAGAATCAAAAGAAGTAAACAAAGTGGTGGATTTATAGGAACTATGTTTGATATAGCTTTAAAGCCTGTTAAAATGTTATCAAAACCCGTTATGAATAAATTAAGTGGGTTGATGTCAAATAGTAATTCTAATAATTCAAGTAATTCTAATAATAATTCTAATAATAACACACTTAGTTCAGGTGCTATAAGCGGTGGTGGTAGTGTAGATAATGGAACATTAAATAATATTAGAATGAATAATAGCCATATTAATACACTCAAACAATTAACATCTTATGGTTATGATAACAGAACTTTATCTTCTTATATTAATCAATTACAGCACATAAATATCTAAACTTTTTTTGAAAAAGTTTTTTATTGCTTAAAAACTTTTTAAGAAAAAGTTTTAATATGGATAGAGTTGGTCTTTTAGGAAATAAAGGTTGTGGTAAAGATACATTAGCAGATTATTTAGTTAAAGAAAACCAATTTATTAAATATAGTTTTGCAGACCCTGTTAAAGAAATTGCTAAAATTATGTTTAATTTAAATGAGGAACAATTAAATGGAAATTTAAAAGAAGTTATAGATGACCGATGGGGTGTTAGTCCCCGAGTAATGTTTCAACGTATAGGAACTGAGTTTGGTCAATATAAAATCTATGAATTATTTCCAGAAATTAAAGATAAAATTGTTGTAAAAGGTTTATGGGTAAAATTATTTGAAGATTTTTTAAAAGAAAATAAAGATAAAAATATAGTAATCGCTGATGTGCGATTTAATCATGAAGTCAATATTTTAAAAAAACATAATTTCAATATAATAAAAATAAATAGAAATATAGAATTAAATGATAGTCATATTTCTGAAAATGAAATTAAATTAATTAAACATATAGATTATGAAATAGATAATAACGGATCAAAAGAACAATTATATTCACAATTTGATAAATTTATATATATTCCTTTTTAATATTCCTTTTTAATTACAAATTAATTTAAAATACAAATTAAATTCAAAAATAATTATCTTCTATAAATATATATGAGCTTTAATAGACTTGATTATGATACATGTTCTTATAAGCAAGAGATTTCGGAATCGATTGGGCCAGGAGAATACCAATTAAATACACCTTTTATTTCATGTGAAGATTGTTATAATAGAGATCCACAAATAATTTTACAGAGAAGTGGTAATAGTGTGGCTAAAAAAATGCCAATGATAGATGTTGACTCTGAGTTAATAAATATTAATAGAAAGCTTAGTAATTGTAGTAATGATAGTTTTGTTCCAAAATTTAATAAAACCGGAGAAATTGATAATTCGATAGAAGTTGTCAATTTTAAAAATTGTAATATGCCCCCTACTGAAAATACATTGTTAAGTAATCCAGCATGCAACCTTAAGGGTACAGGTTGGAACCGATGGGAGTGGTTATGTCAAGACCCACAAGATAAAGTAGAAATACCATTTGATTATAATATTTCAAACCGTTTAGTTGTAAAGGATAATCATCGTCCGGTTGTTCCAAATTTAATAGATCAAAGTGTATTTCTTCCAGCTGCAAATGACGAGCCTATTAAAGTTAATATTGCCAAAGCTCCTGCAGTTCCTTTAGGTAATAATGTATCACCACTACAATTTTCTAATATTGTAAGAGGCTTATAATACTTAAAAATAAATAATATACATATAGTAAGATGAATTATTATTTAACCGATAGTATTTACATTAATAACGGTCAAACTTTTTATGAATCACCCTCTAATTCTAAAAAAATAAAAAAGAAAAATTGGCACAATTATTTAGGTGAATATGGATGGACTAAATTAAATTTAGGGTGGAAAAAAAGGTTAAAAGAAGAAGGTAATTCATGTTTTGGTTTATTAGAATGTGGTGGTGATGGTGATTGTTTTTTTCATGTTTTATGTGAAGCATTAAACACTGAGTTTTTATCTAAATTAAGACTGCCTAAATATGATGTTAAAACATTGCGGGTTTTGGCGGCGAATGAAATAAATAAAAATAATTTTCATTTTATATTAGAAAATTATAAAATAGATTTTGAAGAAAGTGAGTTTAATTTTGGAGGAGGGTGGAATCCAAATGATATTAAAACTATAGGTCAATTAAAAAAAGAAATTGTTAAAGGTGGTGATAACTTTTGGGGAGACCATATTTTGCTACAACTCTTGCAAAAAAAATTAAAACTTAATATAATTATATTAAATAGCAATTGTACGGTCCATCCAATGGCTTCGTTAGATTTAGGAGAAAATGATAAAACAATTATTATGTATTATTTAGATCAACATCATTTTCAACTTATAGGCTATTATGATGGAGATTTAATGAAGACCTTATTTAAAAATAATCAATTACCAGACATTATAGTAAAGATTTATAATGAAGATTGTAGAAATAATTTCTAGTAATATAATAATGCCTTTTAATACTTTGTCAAAAAAACCTTCTTTAATAAATACTAGTAGAACTAGTAGAACTTCAAGTCAAACAAGTAGAACTTCAAGTCAAACAAGTAGAACTTCAAGTCAAACAAGAAATAAAAAAAGTAAAAAACGAGTACCTAATATTTATGAGAATAATGAATCCCATAATTATGAAAATAATGATAATCCTATATCTATATATGAAAATAAACTACGTAATTCTCTTTATGAAAAATCCCCCGTGAATGAGCCTATAAATTGGCAAGAGAATCCTAATTCTTTTATTCATGAAAACAATAATAGTATATTCGGAACTGAAAACATCGGAAATAACATTAACAAAATTAAAAAAAAATTAACTAACAAAAGAGGAGTATTATCAAGATTAATGGGTAAAGTTGGTAATGTATTTAGAAAAAAAACAAAAAGAGAGAAAGCAGAGAACAGAGAGCGAGAGCAAGAGAGAGAGATAGAGAGGGAGCTGAGAAAATTTGAAGAAGGGAAAACAAAAACAAAAAAAAAATGGAATTTTTTAAAAAAAAATAAATTAGAGAAACTAGTTATTCCTAAATTAAAAATTAGTATAAATAATAATTTAAGATGTAGTGATAAAAATGAAAAGGAAAAATGTATACAATCATATAATTGTGAATGGAGACCTGTAAAATGGGAAAAACGTACACTTAATAATATAAAAGAAAAAGAAGGTAAAAGACAAAGGAATGAGAAGTTGAAAAATAATACGGTATATGGATGTGTGGATCTGAAGAAAAGACATCAACATTCTCCTTCTCCATCTCAAAACAACAAAAAAAAAAATCAACCACCTATTATCTCTCCAAAAAGTAGATTAAAGTTAGAATCAAGCAAAAAGAGATCTAAAAAATCTAAGTACTCAGATTTTTTAGATAAAAAATCTGATTTTAATAAACGTAAAAAATCCACTCTAGGACCAGTGATATTTGGGTCAGAACCAGACATATTACATATAAAAAAAACAAACAATGCTATTTTACAGAATGAAGATGATTCTTGTTCTAAATATAAAAAGATTAAATGTGCTGTTAAACGTGGATGTAAATATAATAAACAAAAAAAAAAGTGCTATAAAAAAAATAAAACAATAAAACCCAATATACTGTCTCGTACTCAATCAAGTCAGAAGTCAGTCCCATTTAAAGCAGTTTCAATGAAATCTTACCAAAATAGTAATAAACCACACACAATTCCTAGAACTCCATTACCTATAAATAAACGTGTTAATAAACTTCATTTAAAAGGTATAAATCACACATACGCAACAGGACCAGGTAGCAGACAAACATCAACTATTGCACGTAAACAAGGCTTTCATAAAACCCCATTAAATGGGGTAGCATGGTTAAAGTCAATACAAGACCCTAATACTGGTCTTTGGGATATACCACTTGATAGATTTAGAGATACTGAAATGAATTCCATTAAATCACATAGTACTAATGAAGGACATAATTATATGGAATATATTTGGAGAATAGATTATTATAATAATAAATTAAAACATAATTTAACTGATGGTGATTTTTTTATAGTAAAGGGGAAATTTGCAGATAAAAAGAAAAAATATTGTCAATATAGACTTTATTATTGGAATAATAATTCTTTTTATAATATTAATATATGTAAAAAAAAAATAGATGGTTTATCAATAAAACTAGATATTGATTTAAATAATCTTATTGATATTAGTAATTTAAGTAATTTAAGTAATTTAAGTAATTTAAGTAATTTAAGTAAACCGAGTAAGTCGAGTAAATCGAGTAAACAAATAAATTTATTCGAAAATCCTCAACTAAAATTATATGAACAAAGTGATTATAAACATAAAAAACAAACACCTATTATATCTGCTGTATGTGGCTTTTATACTGTTATGAATTTACTTCGTTTAAATTTACCAAGTGATACAATGGACCTAATGGCTAAACAAATACATAGTGATTATATACGAGACCGAAAAAAAATTAACAGTACAAATTTAAGACAAATTAAAAAAAATGCGAAAGAATTATTACCAGGGTTTATAAGAAAAAATTATGATACGACAGTAATTAATAGAACATTAGATTTATTTAAGCTTGAAAGTCATATAATAGAGCATGAACATTTAAAATTATATATTGAAGGGAAAAAAAAACATATTAACACACACGATAATAAAGAAAATCTAAATATTATATCTAATTTTAAATTATCTACTGATCCCATAGTATGGAACGCATATATGCCAGAAGCACCATCTTGGTTAGAACCATTTTTTAAACATATCGAAGGTTTAACTAAAGATGAAAAGCAACAATTTTTAATATCTTATATAGATAATTCATTTGGAATTATAATTAATACAAAAGGTAAAGCTCCTAAATGGTTTCCAGGTTCGGTTGGTCAACATTGGTATTGTATAAAAAAAAGATTTAATAATTACTATATAATGGATTCATCAAATTCCGATGTTACAGAGTTAAGTGAACAAGCATTTTTAGATCATATTGAAAAGCAAATAAAACTAAATTCAACATTTTTTCTTGTAAATAAACTTGTTGAAAAAAATAAACATAGTCCATGTGATAAATATGATAAGAACCAATGTATTAACCCTATTAAAAGAGGGATTAGAAACTCAAATGAATATAAAACAAAATGTTATTGGAAAGAATCCGAGTTTTTAGGACAAAAAATTAAAGAATGTAAAAAACAATTAGGAGATTGGGAAAAATTAAGTGGAAAAGTATTACCTTTAAATAACACTAATCTACTAATAAATATGAATAACAAAATAGAACTTTAACAATAAAGACTAATAAATTCTTTATCTGACTCATTAAATGTTTGCGAAATATGATCATAAACTGGAACACCACATTTTGTGCTATAAATTAATTTTTTCATATATCTAAATGAACATATATTTATTTCTCGTTCATAAATATAATCTGGATCATATTCTTTATTTTCACTTATCATTCCTATATATGTTTTATTAAATTGACCTGAAAATGTTAAGAAAATATCATCATTAATTAATTTATTATATATAAATTCATAATGATATAGTTTTGTATTTAAATTTTTATAGCAAAATAATATATATATCCTTCCTGAATCATCTATACCACGCATAATAGGATGTGTAATATATTTAAAAATAAGATGATTATGTCTATAACATAGACCAGAATCTTTTAAATGACATAGTCCATCAATACAGTTAGAACATTTAAATTTACAAAATGGTAATTTAATTATATTATTATAAGTCATTACTGTTAAAAATAATGGATTAATTTTGAACATCAAATTTTCTATACATAATCGGTTAATTAAGTAATAATATGTAACTTTTTCATTTTCTTTTTTAATTTCATTTTTTATTGAAAATGCACTCATCATTGTATTTGAATTAAGTATTTTATACCATAATTTATTCACTAGAAAATAATTTTTAAATTCTTCTATATTACACGTTTTATTAGGCAATATATGTACTAAAATTTGTTCTTGTAATTCATATGGTAGATCATTAATATTCATTATTATTGATTATTATTTTTTTAAGATTACAATTCAAATTTGTTTGTAATTAATTTAAAAAAATTTTCACACATTAATTTATTTTTAAATTTAAAAGTTCTGACAATAAAACTATTATTTTTATAATAATTAATATTAAATATAGTACCTTTGTATGAAATAGACTTCATTTTTTTATAAAAAAATGTACGTTTTTTATACCAATTCTTAAAAATAATATGGTCATCATTAATAGTAATATTATAATTGAAAAATGATCCTTTCAAATATTTACATTTATAAGTATATGACAATGGAAATCTACATAAAGGACAAATATTTTTTTTTTGTAACCATGTATTAACACATAATGTATGAAATTTATGATTACAAGGTAAAATTTTAATATTATTAACACTTAAACTATCTAAACAAATAGGACATTCTTCTTCGTCTTTATGACATAAATGGGCGTCCATATAAATTATTATATATATATATTTTTAAATATAACTATATTTATATGAATTATTGGATAGGATTAACTTTAGTTGGTATTATAAGTGGATTATGGGGTGGTATGATTGGCGCAGGTTCAGAAATATTAGTAGTTCCATTATTATCTATTTTTGGTATTTTAAAATCATTAAAAATGAGAATAGGAACATCACTTGTAATGTTATTACCTCCGATTGGTTTATTTTCGGTATATCAATTTTATAAATCTAAAAATATAGACATTCATGGTGGATTATATATGGCACTCATATTTACTTTATGTGCTGCTATATCATCTAAATATACTATTAAGATGAATATAAATCTATTGAGGAAAATATTCGGGATTTTTACTATTATTTCAGGAGTATATATTTTATTTACAAAGGAGAATATTTAATTAGAATATGCTAATCCTCCCATCCCACTCATAATTCGTAATATATTATAATTTATTGCATAAATCTTAATTTTAGCAGAACCACTATTATATGTTGTACTTATTGTATTATCTGTTAAAGTTACATTAAGGTGGGCATTATCTATTCTTGAAAAATTACATGTTCCCGAAGGCTGATGGTCTTCAGGTGTAATAGAAAAGGAATACACATTAATACCTGGCGCAGGACAATTTGTGTGATGCTGATAGGGTTGAACTAAATTAAAATATTTACCTTCTCTTTCGGAAAATCTATTATTTCCATTTAATGTTATGTATGCTTTACTTACACAATTTTTACCACCATCTAATAATCCAACATTATTAGAAGTAGACCATAATCCTTTACTATCATTAAGATTTATATTGCCATTTGAATGTGTATATTCTTTAATATCATTATAACCAGCATTTAAGTTGTTATACGTAGGTGTTGTTGTTGTACCATTTGGTAAGCTATTATTATTATACGTTAAATTTCCTTCTAATTTTACGTTTGGTAATCCATACCATAAATTTTGCTGCGATTTACCACCAATCATACCCGGTCCTGAATCAGGTTCAGGAGTTCCTGTAAACCCGGTGTAATCCCACATATCAGTATAGTTAAAATATTGATGACCTGCTCTACTTTGTGTATATCCATTCTTTGTAAAATTTGTAGGTTGTATAACCCATATTATTTCTTTCACTGGATGGGTAAAATTAAGTTTTATATTAGAATTAGTTGTAGTTAAAGTATCACTTCCATTAAATTGCAATTGTTCTATTAAATATTCATGTGCTACTTGCGAAAATCTACGGCGTTCATCTGTATCAAGGTATATATAATCAACATATAAATATGTATTACTTGCTATACTTGGAACGGTCGAAAAAACATCTTTACCAGAACTTATATTGTATGATGATACATTTTGTTTATTAGACCATAAACATTCATTTAATTCTCTAAAATTAATAGTAACTACAATATCTGAATATTGTAGTGCGATTAGTGGGAGAGCCATACCAGGATTTCTACAAAACCAAAATTGTAGAGGAATAAATAACATATATTCAGGCGATCTGTTTTCGGCGGTTGTATTAGAACTATAAATTTGAGTTAATTTAGGAACATTTCCAACCATTTCAGCATACCCTGCTGCATGACCGGATGTTTGTGATAATTCATTCCATATATGAAGCCATTCTCCATAATGTTTATCTATTTTTTGACCACCAATTGATATTTCTATATCTTTTATTAATACATGACCAATCCAATTAACCCAACGAAAAGCACTCCATGTATTAGAATCAGCATTACTGGCACTAATATTAATTGACGGTAATTTTACTTGTAAATACATTTTATGAACTAAATCAGCATTTCTTTGTAGAGTTATATTTATTTCTTCCCCAAATTCAGCGGTTCCATTTATCATTTGTTTTATAGATTCCATAGAAAAATTAGTATGTCTCCTATAAACAGCTTTAAAAAATGTGATTTGAGGATTGCCAGTTAAATATATATCTTGAGATCCATATGCTACGATTTGTAATAATCCACCTCCCATATATATAAAACAATATTTTATAATCTTTAAGTATAATTTTTACTCTAAATACATTTATAAAATAGTTTTTATATCTTATTTAAAGATACACATATTTAGAGAAATATATTTATTTAAATAAATGGCATTTAAAGTAAAAAATAAACCAATTAAAAAAATAATTGATAATAGAATTACTTTAGATGCAAGACATACTAATAAAATATTAGATTTAGAACAAAAAAAGGAATTAATATGTAATAAAAAAAATGACCTTACTTCACTTAAACAAACATTAAAATTATTAGATAAAAATTTTAAAAAAAATGTTGATAAAATTATTGATATAAAAGATAAAATTATTAAGTTGGAAGAAAGTATCGAAAAATTAAATAAAAATAATGAGATTGATTATTTTCTTGATACGGGACATTTATTATTTGAATATTATAATAAAATTGAAAATAGTGATAAAAGTATAATTAATAATATTAAAAAAAATAAAAATAATACTAAATCAGTATCTGAATATTTTAATATTAATTCTAATCAAAATGGTTCTTCTAAGTCTAAAATTTATGATTCTTATTTAAATAAAACTAATAATTTTAATTTTAAAAATATAGATAATAAAAATATAGATATATGTGTGCCATGCAATAAAGAACGAAAATTATTTTTAGCAGAAGGAAAAATGATATGTGAAACATGTGGTGACGAACATAAAATATTAATAGATTCCGACAAACCATCATACAAAGATCCTCCCCGCGAAATAAGCTATTTTGCTTACAAACGGATAAATCATTTTAATGAATGGTTAGCACAATTTCAAGCAAAAGAATCTACAGATATACCAAAAGAAATTTATGATGAAATTTTAGTTGAACTTAAAAAAGAACGTATTATTAATGTAAATAATTTAACACAAACGAAACTTAGAGAAATATTAAAAAAGTTAAAGAAAAATAAATATTACGAACATATTCCACATATTATAAATAAATTAAATGGTATACCACCACCAATAATGACACGGAAAACTGAAGAGGAGCTTCGTCGTATGTTTAAAGAAATTCAGATACCATTTCAAAATCATTGCCCAAGTGAACGTAAGAATTTTTTGTCATATTCCTATATATTACATAAATTTGTACAACTTATAGAATTAGATGAATTTATACCATGTTTTGTATTGCTTAAGAGTCGTGAAAAGTTGCATCAACAAGACGTAATTTGGAAAAAAATATGTACAGAATTAAGATGGGAATTTATACCGAGTATATAATTTGTTTTTTTTTTATTATAAAATAATTAAATGGAACACGATAAAGAAAAATTCATGTTTATAGATAACAAATTACGATTGAATGTCGTAATTAAATATTTTAAAAAAAGTAAGAATTATGAAGACATAATTAAATATATATTTGCTATAATAGAAAAAACAATTGAATTAAGAAATAAACATATGAAAATTATTACATTAGAAACATATGTTGATTTAAAAGATTATAAATTAAAAGAATTAGATTTAGATTTTGTTAAAATGATGATTCATTATTGTCAAGAAAAATATCCTGATAATTTAGATATTATTTATGTTAAAAATGCTACTATTATGATAAAATCATTGTATGCAATTATTAGACCCTTTGTTGATAAAGATACACGTAAAAAAATATTCTTTCTTAAAAAGAAAAAAAAAACTAAAGAGATAAAAGGTAGTTCAGACCCTGTAGATGATAATCCTGAACATATAAATGAAGAAAATATAGATGATTTGTTTAGTTAAATAACTATACTTTTTAGACACCACAATTTTTATCTATTTTTAATTGAATCGATGGTGATACTAAATCTAATATATTATAAATCATACCTGCAGTTAGTGATATTAACATTATTTCATAATTGGTTAATTTATTTTTAATTAATGTGAAGCATGCAAATGCTACTATTAAAACTAATATTAAATATTTAACTAATCGTCGTAAAATTTCTCTAATATTTGTCATTACTATATTATTATATTTTTAATTAAACTATTTAAAGTTTATTAAATTTATTAATTCTATAAAATGGATAAAGTAGATTATTTAGATGTTGATAAACCAATACCAGGACAAAACTATACCTGTATTTCATTTGTATCACCTGACGAATTAATGAAACAGAAGGAATTGTTTCTTTTTAATAAATTTATGAATCAACGATGTGGTGAATTAGAGAATCAAGTTGGAGAAGTCATAAAGAAATGTTCTGATGATATTAAAAATAAAATAGAAAGAGATATTGTTGAAAAACTTAGACTTGAAATGAAATATACTTATACTGAATTCAAAAGTAAATACGATGATTTTAAATATAAATTTAACGATGAACTTAATACAGCTTTTGAAAAAGTGTCAGATAAAAAAACCAGTATACGTGGCGTAAAAGTGCGTGGATGTTATGATAGTTATGATCAAGCCGAAAGAAGAGCAAAAGATTTGCAAAGAACCGATAGATCATTCCATGTTTTCGTTGGTCAGGTAGGTTATTGGTTACCATGGGATCCTAATGCAGATCAAGTTCAGGATGAAGAATATCTTGAAGGAGAACTTAATACACTCATGCAAGAATATAAAAAGAATGAAATTAACAGAGATATATTCTATGAAGATCAAAAACGAGAAAAACTTAAGGATGCTGAAAGAGAACGGTTGGAAGCAGAATCTAATAAAATTGAAGAAGTATTAGATGAACCTGACCCATGGATGACCAGTAAATTTAAATCTTCTAAAGAATCAGCTTCTGTAGAAGAAGGAGCTTCTGTAGAAGAAGGAGCTTCTGTAGAAGAAGGAGCTTCTGTAGAAGAAGGAGCTTCTGTAGAAGAAGGAGCTTCTGTAGAAGA